GAGATTACTCTTAATGCTTGGTATATAATGCTTGCTGAATATCCAGAAGAATTAGTTTTACAGGCATTAAGAGCTTGTATTGCAACTAATACTAGCGGTTTTGCACCAGATGTAGGGCAGATAATGAGTAAGATACAGACTATATCGCAGCCACGGGAACTTGACGGAATGGCAGCTTGGGGATTAGTCAGTAAAGCGTTACGGAATGGTACTTATGGGGCGGTTGAAGAATTTAATAAGCTACCGCCACTTGTCAGGCAAGCGGTTGGTATGCCAGATAACCTTAAAAACTGGGCGACATCAGATTATCAGACGATTGAAACAGTAATACAATCAAATTTTCTAAGAACTTACGAAACAGTTGTTAAGCGTGCGAATGAAATAAATCGTATGCCGGACAATATCAAATCACTTATTGAAAAGACGAATGCAAATTCGTATAAGGCTCAAATCGAGCAAAAATTCCAAAGAGATATAAATACATTACAAATTAAAGAAAATGCCCTTATTGGTCAAAATACAAACGCAGAAGAGTATATTGAAGCACCTAGAGAGATACAAGATAGAATTGACAGAATGAGAGGTTGATTTTTAGTGGAAACAACGCCAATTAGTCCGCAAATGAGAATGTATTACAGACGAAAAGAAGCTGGATTATGTGTAAATTGTGGAAAGCCACTTGATATTGCTGGGGTTAAATGTAGCAAATGCCGCGACAGAACAAACAAAGATAGGCGAGAACTTATTAGTTGGTATAAAGAAAATGGAATATGCCCTATATGCCGTAAAAACAATTTATTTGGCGACGAAAAAGAATGTATTGAATGTTCAGCAAAGAGATACGCAAAAAGAATGACATGTTATAATTTGAATCCCGAAAAGTTTAAAGAAAAAGACAGAATCGAGCAGAAAAAAATACGTGAAAAAAGAGCCGCTAACGGTTTGTGTGTATATTGTGGCAAAGTTAAAAGTGACGAGAATTTTAAAACATGTACCAAGTGCCGCAATAAGCAGAAAATCAAAAAAAGAATAAGGGATGCCAAGAAAAATTACAAACTTGATATTAAACGCGAATGGGTAATGAATGGCAAATGCTGGTTTTGCGGTGAGCCGGTTTATAATCATTCAAAATTATGTAAAGAGCATTACATTAAGTCTTTAGTTTATGCAAAGAAAAGCAAGGAAGCGAGGATAAAAAATGAGCAAGCCAGAACAACGAAGATTTCAGCAGCAAATGATGAGAGTTCAAGAAAATAGAATTAAAAACAGGCAACAAAAAGAAAGTTTTACATCAGCTTTAATAATTTTTTGTTGGGTTTTACATGACAAATTTGGATTTGGCGGCAAAAGATTAGAAAAACTTGTAGACGAGATACATGAGATTATAGAAGCATACAATGGTGGATATATAAATGCAAAAGATTTAATTGAACAGTTAGAAAAGGAAACAGGAATAAAATTTTAATAAGGAGTATGGCTTATGAAGTTTTCAGAACTTACTAAGCCGGAGCTTGATACGATTTTAGAAAATGCCAATTTTACAGAAGAAGAATTGAGAATATTTAAGTTGCTATCACAGGGCAGAAGCATTACAGAAATTGCTATGCGGCTGTCTGTATGTGATAGGACAGTTAATCGCAAGATAAATAAAATTAAAAAGAAAATAAGTAAGTTGGAGGGATATAATGATTAAAATTACCCAGAACGGCGAGAATGTAAAAACAGAAAGTATAACGCTTTCAGACAGCTTACTAAAGATAATTGCAGAGATAATTGACAATAAGTAAATATGTGTTACAATGTGCCGTATAACGTGATAAATGCGGCACATTTTTATAAGGAGTAAAATATATGGAATGTGTTGCTTATATGAGAGTATCTACTGAAAAGCAGGCTGTTGAGGGCAATGGACTTGATAGCCAGAAAAGAGATATTGAAAATTATTGCAGAAAAAATGAGTTAATTATATCAGATTGGTATATTGATGATGGTTACACCGGCACTAATATGGATAGACCGGAGCTTCAAAGACTTGTGAACGATTGTAGCCGTAAAAGAGTAAGCTGTGTTGTAGCTTTTAAGCTTGATAGGCTATCAAGAAATATGATTGATGGGATATATCTTATCGAGAAAGTGTTTCAAAAGTATAATGTCATGTTTAAATGTGTTCACGATTCTGTCAGTTACAACAGCCCTATGGAGCAGGCTTACACGCAGATGATGGCTGTATTTGCACAGCTTGACAAAAATACTATGATGTTGCGTATGCGTGGCGGTATGCTTGAGCGAGTTAAGCAAGGTTATTGGTTTGGCGGCGGTAATTTGCCTTATTGTTACTCATATAGTAAAGAGCAAGGCATATTAATACCTATTCCAGAACGTGCGGAGCAAGCAAGGAAAGCACTTGAATTATTTATATCCGGATATTCAGACGCCAAAATTAAGGAAATTTGTGGTTTTAAGTCCGAAATTGTAACAAGGAGCATCTTGACCAGTGTTGTCAACGTCGGAATGATACCCTATAAAGGCAAGGTGTATCGAGGCAGGCACGAAGCTGTTTTTGATAAAGATAGATTTGAGCTCGCATTAGAACTAAGAAGGTCAAGGCGTTCAGCAAAAGTTTCCTGCATAACCGAACCTAATCTACTTACTGGATTATGTTATTGCGGCGTTTGCGGTTGCAAAATGCGTTATCAGAAATGGGGAAGTGAAAAACATAAGATTTATTGCTGCTCAAGAGATAAAAAACTTTCATATTTGCCTAATTACAATGCAAATTGTGATAATTCGCTTGAATGGGCTGATGAAATAGAAAAGCAGATAGAAGAAGAAATCCTTAAAATATCACTTGACTTATCATCTTACAAACCAAAGGAAAAGGCGACAAAACTTGAAATTATGCAATCACAGCTTGAAAAAGAACAGATTAAGCTAAAAAGATTATACAATCTGTACGCTGATGGAAACAATACTGTCTTAGAAATGATTAAGGAACTTGAAACGCAGATTAAAGAAATGAAATCAAATATTGCTACAGAAAGCAAAAATGCAATCAATACGCAGAAAAAAGAGTTTGTTTATGAGAACATAAAAAAACTTGCCGACATTTGGGATAACATCGACAAGAAACAAAAAAATATGATACTTAAAACTATAATAGATAAGATTATTATAGTCAATGGAAATATCGAAATACAATTAAAGAATTTTTAGCAGAAACTTAATGCCATTGGCATGGCATATAGGAAGTGCTAATGCCGCATTTATCACGTTTTTATAATTGCATAATTTTAATAATGTCGCTTATGTGTCATATATATGTCTATTATATGTCGCTATGAGCGTCTTTTTTTATGCCAAAATATAATCAGAAAGAGAGGTAGTGTAAATGTTTTCTGATGAAGTTAGAGAAAAAATCTTGAGCAAAGAAGAATTACAGAAACTTGACTTAGTGACATTATCTCTTGTTATCCATGCAATCGAAGAGGCTTTAGAGGAGGTAGACAATGAACAATCCTTATCAGACACCTATAATGAATAATTATTTGCCACAATATGGAGCGTATCAATACAACCCTATGGCAAATATACAGAGATTCCAGTCACAGGAACAGATACAGCCACAAATCCAACAACCTGTGCCCCAGCAGATAGCAGGCATTAATGGACGAATTGTGCAGGCAGTTGAAAATATTAATGCAAATGAAGTGCCTATGGATGGCTCCATGGCGTTTTTCCCAAAACAGGATATGTCGGAGATTTATGTTAAAGGTTGGAATGCTGACGGAACGATTAGAACGATTGTGTATAAGCCTTATACAGACCCTAAAGATAATCAGACAGTAAATTCTATGGCTAATGCAGAAAACGCTAAATTTACCCTATCAGACGAAAGCACACAGCTATTCTTAAATAAGTTTGAAGAGTTATCGGAAAAAATAGGACAGTTAGAAGATAGATTTGATAAATCTTTAGGAACACAAAGAAAAACTTCAAGAACTCAAAGCAAAGGCGGTGATGAAGAATGAACCCAATTAACATTTTTCAGATGATGAAAGCTGGTCCGCAACAGTTTATACAACAGATGATGGGAAATAATCAGATTATGAGCAATCCTATGATGAAAAACACTATGCAGATGGCACAGCAGGGTAATATGCAAGGCATAGAGCAGATGGCTAGAAATTTATGCAAGGAAAAGGGATTAAATGCAGATGATGTATTTAATCAGATAAAAAGCAGATTTGGTAATTAGTAGCATATTAGATGTCTTTGCAAACTACCTAGGTGACATCTTTATGAATATATTTTTAGGAGGTAACAATATGTTTTCAAACTCAAATTGTGCCAGCGTACCATTAGTCGCTAATATTGACGGCAACGGCAATAACGGCGGATGGGCTGACGGCGGATGGCTTTGGATAATCGTTGTATTCGCATTGCTCTTTGGATGGGGCAATGGTGGATTTGGCGGTTTTGGTGGCAACAATGGCGGTGGCTATGTTGCAACAGCTGCTACACAGGCTGATATTCAGAGAGGATTTGATAATTCTGCAGTTATCAGCAAGTTAGATGGCATTTCTAACGGACTTTGTGATGGCTTCTATGCCATGAACAACAGTATGCTTACTGGCTTTAATGGTATCAACACAAATATCATGCAGACAGGCTATGGCATCCAGCAGGCTATTAACGCTGATACAGTCGCTAATATGCAGAATACAAACGCATTACAGTCACAGCTTGCTAACTGCTGCTGTGAGACGAGAGAAGCCATTCAGGGAATTAATTACAATTTAGCAACTAACACCTGTGCTTTACAGAACACAATGAACAATAATACAAGAGATATTATTGACAGCCAACAGGCAGGAACAAGAGCAATTCTTGACTTCCTGACAAATGACAAGATTGCAACCTTACAGGCAGAGAACAATGATTTACGCAGAGCAGCTTCACAGGATAGACAGAACGCACTTCTGACTACTACAATGGCAGCACAGACAAATCAGATTATTGATGCAGTAAGACCTACACCGGTCCCTTCATTCCCAGCTTCTAACCTTTATGGTTACGCATATGGCTGTGGTTGCAATACAGGATGTGGCTGCTAAAACTGAATAATTGAGTATCTTAATTGAGTTTAACTCGATTATGTCTGCTAAGCAGTATTACTTTTAACCACAAAGGGCAGACTGTAATGTTTGCCCTTATTTTTATGAAAGAGAGGTAAAAATAATGGAAATAACAGGAATTGCATTACAAACAGTTGCCGCCGGAGAAGATGTGGCATTTACAGAAACACCGGTATGCGGAACTAAATGCATAGTCCACAGACAAGGAAGTGGAATCATTAAGTTAAGAGGTATTACAAATCAGTGTAGAGCAAGATTTTTAGTATCTTATAGTGGAAACATTCAGATACCTACAGGTGGTACAGTTGGAGCTATTTCACTTGCCATTGCAGTAGACGGAGAGCCTTTGCAGTCAACAAGAATGATTGTAACACCAGCCGCAGTTGAGAATTTCTTTAATGTATCAGCACAGGCATATGTTGATGTACCTTGCGGCTGTTGCAGTACAGTAGCGGTGCAGAATACATCTACACAGGCTATTGAAGTTCAGAACAGTAATTTGATTGCAGTAAGGGAGGCTTGATGATATGCACAAATGGGCTAAACAGATTATGGAATGTGTTAAGACAAAAGTTGAAGCAATCGGATTAGATAGCTTTGAGGGGCAGAACCTTGACGATTTAAAGGATTTTACAGAAATAGCGAAGAACATAGCTTGTTTTGATAAGGATTACAGAATTGTTGAAGCTATGGAAAAGTCAGAAGATAATGAGGATATCATGCGTATGCTTGAACAGTACGAGGATTATCCAGATAGAAGATACTACGACCACTACCGCTATGCTAATGGCAGATTCGCCCCTAAAGGCAGAGGAACATATCGCAGAGGATATGAAGAGCCGCCATATTACCATATGTACCCAGAAGCAGAACATATGAGGGATATGGATAGAGATTATGGCAAGATGTACTATACAGAGCCAATGTCTGAAAGTAATTACGACAGAGCAAAGAGAAACTACACAGAAACTAAGGAAATGCACAAGAATAACACACCAGAGGATAAGGAACATAAGATGAAAGCACTTGACGGATATATCAAGGAGCTTGGCGGTGATATTACACAGCTTATTGGCGATATGACAGCAGAGGAACGCAATCTTATGCGTACAAAGCTTAGCACACTTGTTTCTAAGCTGTAAATTTAAGGGCTATGAGTAGCAATATTCATAGCCTGTTTTTGCACATTGATAACTGAATATTGGCTAGTGAAAAATATTTTAAAATAATGCTTGACAATGTGGTGTGACATAAATATAATAAAGGTGTGACAAGAAAGGAAGTGATGTTTATGTCACCAGCAGGCAGACCTAAGGCCGATAATCCGAAGTCAAGTAGATTTAGTATCAGACTTGATGAAGAAACAGAAAGAAAGCTGAAAATCTATTGTGAACAGCACAATATCACAAAAGGTGAGGCTATCAGAAGAGGAATACATCTGCTTTTAGCTAAAGAAAAAGAGTAGTTGTAACCAAGCACGATAAACAACTACTCTCACTAATTCCACAGAGGAACATAAATATATTACTATGTTTCTAATGGGATTGCAAGCAGACAATATAGAGATTGTAACAAGAAAATATAATAAAATAACCAAAGCACGATAAAAACAGATAGCGATTATACAAAAGATGAAGCAATCTCTGTATTGTAGCTTTATTCACAGGAGGAAATATTATGACAGCACCAATGAGTTTTAAATCAATTATGATTCCAGAATGGCAGTATGACAAAATGGTTAAATCATATGATGAAGCGGTGAACAAAATCCGTGAGCTTGAAGAGGAGTTAGCAAAGTATAAGAAATGCACTAGCTTATAGAATTATTCCTCTATGATGATTTAACAGCATTCTGGACATAGCAATAATCATCAATAGTTGGAGGAATAAACAATGTTATTAGAAACTATAAGTAATACACAGGATATGAACTACAAGACACCCATTGAGGTTGAGCTAGGAATTGATGATAAGGGAATGACAACAGCAAGAAAACTGTATCAGTTTTTAGAACTTGCGCCACAGAATTACTCAAGGTGGGTTAAGTCAAACATTCTTGACAATGAATTTGCCACAGAAAATGAGGATTATTTTTACTCTTCATCAATGAAGAATGAACAAGGGAGAGGCAATTTTGCTGACGATTACAAACTAACAGCACATTTTGCTAAGAAGTTATCTGTCAAGGGTAACGGAGAAAAAGCGGAACAGGCAAGAGAATATTTTGCAACAGTAGAAGAAAGAGTTAAGCAGAAAGTGATTGACCTTGAACAGCTTGACCCTCAAACAAAGCTGATGAACTTGCTTGTACAGCAAATATCAAGAAATGAGCTTGAACAGAAGCAACTTGCAAAAGAAGTCAGAGAAGTAAAACAGACACAGAATGCTATTGCTGAAACATTTCAAAAAGTAGATGATGTTGAGAGCTTCCAGAAATGGGTCAATTCTTGCATTACAAAGATTGCCGAAAGTCCTTACTTTAACAAGGGCGATACCAGAGATAAGAGGTATTCGTATGCAAGAAAAGAAAGTTACGAAAGACTAATGCAGAAAAGAAATTGCAGACTTGATGATAGAGTTCAGAGAGCTGTCGGCAGAGCGTTAGAAGAAAGACCAGACATTAAAAAGTCTGAACTTAAGAAAATCAACAAGCTATATGTAATTGCCAACGATAAAGACCTTAAGCCAGCTTATGAGTTGGCAATTAAGGAAATGATGATGTGTTATTGTGTAAAGAGTGCATAACAATTAAATACATTAAGCAAATGCCACTAGCCAATATCGGTTAGTGGTTTTTGTTTTATTCAGAAAGGAGCATACAGATGATTTTTAATATTAATGGCACAATGTGGCAAGTGCAATATGAAAATTCAAATTCGGGTGAATTAAAGCGGTCAGACGGCACAATCAGCTTAGGTGTAACTGATAGAAATACACATACAATTTATCTATCAAATGCCTTGCGTGGATTTATACAACGCAAAGTGCTGATACACGAAGTATGCCACGCAATCTGTATGTCCTATGATGTGTATTTACCTATCGAACAAGAAGAGATATTGTGCGATTTTGTGGCAACATATGGAGATGAAGTATTTGACATTGTTGATATGGTTTTAGGGGCAGTTAGGAGAGTGGGATAATGAGTATTGACGAGTTGTTAAAGATAATTCAAAGAACTAATCCGACTATGACAAAGGAAATGTTGATATATGAACTAAGTCAATGCCAGTATTCAAGTAAGGCGTTGATTTATACGGAAAAATGTTGTATTGACAGTAATGCTTAAAAATGCTATTATTTAATAGATGTAAACAATTGATAATTAATATATCATTTTACCTTAATAGAACCATAGTGGAAAGTTGCATTGATACATTTTGTATAGGTGCAACTTATTTTATTTTGGAGGTTTTATTATGAGAGCTATAAGGTTAAAAATGTATCAAGAAATGGCTAGATTTAACAATCCATTAGCACCAAGAGGTGCAGATTGTTACCCTTTGCCGCCATTTAGCACAGTTAATGGGTTTATTCATTCAATGTGTCGATGGAAAAGGTATCATAAATTAGATTATTTTGTTACTGGCAAGGGTGTTTATAATACCAGAACACAGAAAGAATGGTACGGTGGCAAGCGTTTTAACAAGGTTAGCGATGAAATACTTAAGCGTTGGGATATTATAACAGACTATGCAGATGGAAGCCATGCTGGCTGGGTTAGTACAGTTAAATATCATTTAATGCTAGTTGATTTATATACAACTATATACATCAAAGCTGATGATAGTGACATAGATGATATATACCATGCGTTACTAAACCCACCAGTATATCCATCATTAGGTGAGTATGGTGATTTATGCAAGATTGAAGCAGTAGATATTGTAGAACTTAATGAACTTGACAAACCTATATCAGCTCCATTAGATACGCAATCTTATATTCCTGTTGATAAAGGCAATTTCGCAGGAACTATATATAGAATTAACAACAAATATGAAATCATCAAAGGTCTTAGACGATTCCAGAAAGTTCCTTGTTACTTAGTGGATAAAGGACAGGAAGTTGTTAGTAATCTTTTTGATGACGATAAACCGATTATTTTTATAAACTAATTTAAAACCCACGGAATATAGGTAAAGTTTTTCTTTACCCCCGTGGGTTGACTTTTTATATTCATAATTTCAATTTTAAAAAATCTCAAAATTTGGTTCAGATTTTGTTCAAATCCTACTTAAAAAATTGAAAAAATTTTCCTACAAAAATATAATGCAAAAATTTTGATACCCCCGTCATATGCAATTTTGAAATCCAAAAATCGGTTACACAGAATTTCAATTTTTGTTCCCGATTTTGTTCAGATTTGCCCTGAAAAATTGATGAAAAACTTTAGTATGGTAAAGCACTATATATAGACTTGACCGGTTGCGGTTCGCGTTTATTTTGGTGTTGTGGCTTTGCAGTTTAACTTGTACGGTGGTTTTATTTTACAAGTGCATAATTGTAAGGGTTAATACCTGCACATCTTAAAACGCCCTTAACAGCGTTGTACAAAATGGGTATAATATGCCCTTGCAAGTTGTGGAAGCTGTCGCCAGCCCTAGAAGATATACCAAAGCACACACCGCCCCGACCGGGTACACTTGTACACCTAAAAGGTGTAAAAAGCCTTATATATAAGCATAGCATTGTTGTATTAATTTTTCAAGGTACACAAAGAAAAGCATATAAAAATATATGCTTAATGCTTGCGGCTGGAATCGAACCAGCCAAACCAGAGCAAGCCAAAAAGGGCGCAGATTGTACGCCCTCAATCAAGTTATTAATTATTAAATTCATAAAATAGACCGCCTTTATTATAACAAGTTGTAAGCCTTTTTAAGCCATAAAAAATATCATAGTTACAATCAAAAACAGCCTGCGAACCTGTGTATATAATTACGCTCCGCCCATTATCCCAAAAAGAAAAATCTGCTATTTTTTCAAGCTCCAAGATTTTAGCCGCCTTTTTCCCATAGATAAATATAAATTTTTCTAAATTTCCGCGGATTTCTCCAGCTGTTAAAGTGTTCAGTTTTTCATATATTGCCATATCATAGACCTCCATATTATTAATATTATCCCTTAAAAGGAAAAACCGCCGCCGGTATCGGTCCGGCTGGCATTCTCTGCGGCGGTTAGTTTGCTTTTGCTTCTGCTCTTAAAATCTTAATAGCTTCTTGCGTGGTGTGCTCCCTGTACCACTTCCAAGGCTTTTTATATGCTTTTGCAAGCGCAAAGTCTTCATGTTTTTCTGCCAAAATGCTTCTAACTTCTAAAAATGCCTTTTTTGCTTCTTCTAATCTGTTCATAATGTTTTTGCCTTTCTTTTATTTATTCCCTTACGGGTAAAGCAAGCCGGGGAGTCGAACCCCGGAGGTGCCAATCTTGCTAATTATGCGATTTTTTCGACTTTTCGTCTTTTCTTTTCGTTCTCTGCTCTGCTTATGCTAGAGTCATCAAAAAGTATATTATATCCGTCATCTTTTAAGGTCTTAGCCATTTTAAAAGGGTTAATTTTTGGAAAACTGCAAACATACTCAATACAAATCATTCTTATTTGTCCGTGCTCTTTTCCTAGTTTTTCTAAATCCTTTTTATAAAAATTAAACATTCTTATTTCTTTCTGTTCTGCTGTTTCGTTTATCATAGTTTTATGCCTCCCTTTTAACTTCTAAGCTGTCAATATTGCCTTTTTTCATCTCTTCCAGAATGGCGCTAACTTCTTCTTTTACGTTGCCCTCTGCTGGCTCTGTGAATGTGTAATCTTCGTTGTATTCTGTGCCTGCGATTTTAATTCTGTAAACTGTCATAATCTTGTACCATTTCGCCGATTGTGATATAATCGGCTTACCTTTCTTTTTTGATTGGTGGCGGTTCGTTCTTGGTAGGAGTGACCGCCTTTTTTGGTCTGCCATCATCAGAGCCGGGAGACCGTCCCGCGGCTGACGCTCCAGGCGGAGCGTTTCGGCTATGCTATTCTAACAACTGCATTTTTGATATTTGAGAAGTGAAAAAGTTCCTTAGTCTCAATATTTTCAAATATTGCAGATTGTGCAAAGGTTTCGAGTGGCGTAAATACATCACCCTTGCATGTGTACGGGCTTTTTTCTGTATTCCAGTCAATTCCAAGTTTTCCGTTTTTCTCGTACACACAAAAAGTCTTGTCATGGTTTCTAGTTCGTATCTCCCTATTGTTTAAATCGTATAAATGTACTTTGATTGTATCGTTTGCTTTCATTTTTGTTGCCTCTCTTTCTGTGCTTCATTTGATATAATTATAATAAACCCAAAACGGTTTAAAGTCAATAGGTAAAATAAACTTTTTTAAGATTATTTTTTGTTGACAAAACGAGTAAAAAAAGCTACTATATATTGTATAAAACAATGAGGAGGCGACAAAATGCTTGTATATAAAATTAACGTGCTGGAATCTTTAAAAGAGAGTGGATACAACAGCACAAGGATATTAAAAGAGGGGCTAATAAGTCAATCAGCAATGCAGAGGTTGCGAAAAAATGAAATGATTGGCATTAAAACTTTGGAAAAGCTGTGTGAACTTTTAGATATGCAGCCGGGAAATATTATTAAATATGTAGAGAAAAAATAAACCAAAAAAGATTTTAAAAAGTATTGACAATAAACGATAAATGGTTTATTATAATCACAGAACAAAGAAAGGGCAGCCGCAAAGGCTGGATGGTGGATATTATGAAAACGAGAGCATGGAAAGTCTATGGAATAGACGGACATAGACAGCGTGAGAGCTTCGGAAAGTCTTATAAATACGATTTTTCAGAAGGTACAGATGTCAGAATTATTGAGGTTGAGAATTCCGACAAAACAGGGACGAACGAATACTCAATTATTCGCATCGCTAGAAACAGCTCTGAAGAATGTGAAGAGGAATTACGCGGGCAGCTTTCTGATGGAATTTTTGAAAATTCCAGAGTTGGGAAAGTTGTGGAAATTTAAAATATATATTTTAAGCGGTGTATATCTGTTATGCATCGCTTTTTAAATGCATATTGATTAATTATATTTATTGTGTTATTATGCTAATAATTAAATATATAAGATTTACACCCGATAATTGTATAATAGTTATTGGGTTGTTTTTATGTTATTAGTATATATAATAATTAATTAGCTGGAGCAGATCCAGCAGAAAGGGGAACATATGGAGAAAGTACAGGAAGCACCAGAAAGTCAAGAACTTTTTGAGAATGAGATTGATATGCATTTCAAACAATTTTGCACAGATGAAAACATTAAAGATATGGCAGCGGCTCCGCAATCCCTTTTTTATGCCGCTTTAATTTATGTATATAATAATACTTTTAAGGGTACTAACAGACTAAAATTAAAGGGTAAATTACAGGGATACAATAATAATAATTATAATAATCAATATAGTAATATAAATAATAGTAATTGTAATAGTTATAATTATGAATATCTTAACTATATAGCAGATTATTATATATATATGTGTTATAAGTATAATAAAATATGTACTATATCAGGATATTGTAAATTAACTGGTATAAGAGAAGATGTTATATATAATTGGGGAAATGAGAGCAGAACGCCGCAACTAAGTACATCGGCAAACAATTTATATCAAAAATTGTCTAAAGATTACGAATCTAGCGGAGAAGCTCGGCTCTGGTCCGGTAAGAACCCAGTCGGACAGCTTGCGGTCATGAATCGCCGTTTCGGTTGGAATCTTCCCGGTGTCAGCAGAGAAAGCGCCACGAAGACCATTAAAACAGCCGCAGACCTTCCACAGCTCGGACCATCTGGGGACGCTCAAGGCTCTAATATTCGTCAAATTGCACAACAAGAAATCATTGTGCAAGATGTACAAGAAATCCCACAAAGCCAGTAAACAGGCGGTTTCTAGCAGTTTGGCTCACGATAGCATGATTTCGCTAAAGTTGAGTTTAGCGAAGTGATAAAACAGAACATTTGAGCGATAAAAGCACGACAAAGCCAGCAAACAAGCGGATTGACAGCGATTGCGTGATAATTATTCATTGCGCAACGGCTCCGCTCTGGCTGATTTCATTGTGCATTATATTCACAAACGCAGGGCGTGGGGGTTATATATACACGCATTGCGAGCCTAACTAAGTCGCTCAAATATCCCCAAAGATAAAAAGGCTTATTATATATTTATATATACATAACCAACCAATAATAATTTATTAAACTATATACAATAACCATTATATTTATTAATATATAGTCCTGATAATAACCCATATAATATAATTAATAAATCTACTGTACAAATTTGATAAATAGGTGTATAATAAACACATCTTAATTAATCACAAGATATTCAATGAATACACACATCAAAACGGCTAATTCAGCCGAGTAAATTCCAAAAAATTTTAAAAAATAAAAAAAGAGTTAGGAGTTATAAATGCAGGGCAATGAGTACCAAAAATTGGCTATGCGTACTAACGACAAAAATGCATATCGTAGATTATATATTGAATTAACTAGCATGCCTCCAATTGGTCCTATGCTTGAATATCAAGTCAAGTGTAGCAATATAAATGACATAGCAGGGCTTCTTAATGGTGTCTTAGGTTTAACTGGTGAAGCCGGCGAAGTATCAGACCTCGTTAAAAAGGGCATATTCCACGAAAAAGGCATAGACTTAGAACACCTCAAGAAAGAGTGCGGAGATGTAATGTGGTACGTTGCTATGATATGCGAAGCTTGCGGATTCGGTCTTGATGATGTAATGCAGACAAACATAGATAAGCTTATAGCACGTTATCCGAATGGCTTTGATTCTTACAGAGCTAATCATAGACAGGCAGGTGATATTTAATGAGTTCGACAAATATGTGCCTTAATTGTGAAAATAAGCTGAAACAATTTAACGAGCGACCATGCAATGATTGCATTGTAAGCGGTGGGGAAAATAACAATTTTACACCTCTCAAAGATGTTGCACCTAGTATCAATGAAAAGCCGGTAAACGACAATGTTAATCATCCGAGCCACTATGAGACTGGCAGCTTTGAATGTATAGATGTTATGTTGGAAACACAGGGCAAGGAAGCCGTTGAGAACTTTTGCTTATGTAATGCCTTTAAGTACATTTACAGACATAATAACAAGAATGGCTTAGAGGATATTAAAAAAGCCAAGTGGTACATTGACAAGTACATAGAATTATCAAAATAATATTTAATGCCGTGTCTGACCAATGCGTATAAATTGCTACAAAGAATAGTACACTGCGGCAGTGATGAATATATGTCAGAGAATAAATCACATTTTTGCCCTTTCACCAAGCGGTAAGGCACAGGATTTTGATTCCTGCATTCGTTGGTTCGAGTCCAACAAGGGCAGTTCAGCTTACTTTTTATTGACAGTCTATCTTTGCAACCAAGATGGACCTCCTTTCAATATTTACCTCTTTGGATTTGTTCAGTTAAGGGTAGTGCAAGACTATCCGAGAGGTTTTACCTCGCACAGAGGTGTGAAATTCAACTTATCAAGGATTTTTCTTAATACCCCCGACTATTTATTACAAAATTCTTGATAGCCGTTACAGGCGGCATATGCCGTGTGTCCGGTTGGTCGAGGAAGCAGTCTTGAAAACTGTCTGGGCGTAAAAGCCTCCGGGGTTCGATTCCCTGACACGGCGTTTTGGAGAAGCGGCAACGATTGGCGGTGTTGCAGCAGACTGTAAATCTGTTCCCTTGCGGTAAACATTGGAGGTTCAATTCCTCTCTTCCCCATTGGCGATGTTGCCAGTACACCCCTAGTGCGTTTATTAGAGAAATGCAGGTGCTAATCAATATACCGGTTAAACTTAGCACAGGGAACTGGATTGAGCCGCTTGCGGCTGACTAAAAAATCCTTGGGTGGTGATAACCAAGTAAAAAACCACCGCTTGCCGATATGGGATAATGGTATTCCAGTAGCTTGCTAAGCTATCCAGCAGAAATGTTGTGTAGGTTCGATTCCTACTGTCGGCGTTCTCACATGTAAACTGAAAAGAGAAACAAGTTGCTGGTTATCTGTATTTCTCTAAAACCATCTATATGTGAGTTGATGTGTGGCGGAATGGGTAAACGCTAACCGGTGGTTAAGAGAAAGGTGTGCAACAAGGATTGCTAGAACAAGTCTGGTAAATAGCTGTAAGCAATCACACCTATAAATCCGTTAGAAAATAAAAATCCATCTATCCCTATTCGTAGGTGCAGACTAACTGACGAAATCTCATGTGTGGTTCAAATCCACACCACATCAATTACAACAAACTAGGTTAGCTACCGAAAAGCAGACCTGTGAACTGCCTGTTTGTTGTTTTGTTATTCACAGATTAAGCACAAGCGGAGTGCTATTATCTTTCACAGGAGGTAATTTATGAATTTTAAAGAATTATTTATTGACAAATCAAAGACACTTATTGTAAACACCGATTTAGCACTTGTTTTAGGAGATTTAAACGAAGCAATAGTGCTTAATCAGTTAAATTACTGGATAGAAATTAATAAAAAAGCCGGTAAAAATTTTATTGACGACAGATATTGGGTATATAACTCATACAGCGATTGGAAAGCTAAAGATTTTCCGTATTGGAGTGAAAAAACGATACAGAGAACATTCACAAGGCTTGAAAGTAAAGGAATTGTTATATCAGCTAATTACAATAAATTAGCTATTGATAAAACAAAGTGGTACACAATAAATACTAAGAAACTACAGGAACTTGTGGATAAATTTAATTCCGATGAGGACAGAATGACAAATCGACAAGACAATATGACAGACCGACAGGACAGAATGACCTGTCGAGAAGGACAAAACGACAGACCATTACCAGAGATTACTACAGAGAATATAAACAGAGATTATAATCCAGAAATTACTAATAAGGACAATACATCAATTAACATTGATGGAGAGGTACATACATCGTTTTCAGAGAAACCGACGGCAAGAGCTGCCACAAGAGATGAAATGTTGCTTAAAGAAAAAGATATGGTTGATAGGTTCAATAACATCTGTGACAACGACATAGATAATTCAGCTATATGTGATTGCGTTAAGGATGGATTTAAGATGTATATGCAGTTATATGAAATCTATTTCCGCAAAGTACACCCAATACTTACAGATAAGACATTAAAGAATGTATGTTTTGTCCTATCAACTATCACAGATACAGAACACGGACATTTCGACATTGACGCTATATACGAAACAGACGATAAGGGCATTACAGTTTTACAGAGAATGATTAACGACCATTTCATCAGAGAACATAGAGAAAGCACTAACTACTCAATAACACATTTTGCCAACGCTGAATATCTTGGCAAGCTGGCAAATAGATTTATAGAGATGTAAAGGAACAATGTTTATGAAATTAATATTAGGCATAGTGCTGCTGATATGGGTTTACTACAATATCAAATACATTGAAAGAGAAGATATATCTATTGCAACAGCTGTTAAAGAGGGAATGCTGATAATTATATGTTTACTGACAGGTATATTGGCAATTATGATACAGAAAATGATGTAAAACAGACAAGGAGTGATTATTATGGCAGCAGGCGTACACCCACTAAACAAAGATAAGTTCTATGAAGCAATAAACCTATACATATCGGGGCGGGTTTCACAGGTAAAAGCGGCAAAAGTAGCAGGTTGTAGCGTACCGACATTTAAGAAATACGCTAACAAGATTTATGGTGGTGAGGAATTACCGGATAATTTATGGGGGAAGAAGTGATATGTGTGAATTTTGCAATGGTAAAAAGAAGAAGATTGAAAATGGCTATACATATGGCAGAGCATATATAGAATCAACTAATTATGGCTATTGCTATAAACTTTGCTATGACAACAGCGGTGAAGAATATGGAAAGGGGGAGTTTGAAATCAATTATTGCCCTATCTGCGGTAGAAAGTTGGTGGAAGAATGAAACATCAAAAAGAATGGCACACTTGCGACAGGTGCGGTGTGGAAATCGAGTACAACTATAGTGCTATTGTGGATATTGAAGTAGAAAAGCAATCATACAGCCTTGGTATCTGTGGAGCTATTTATAAGAGAAAAACGCAAAGAGAAAGAAATAGTTTTGAATTATGTCCTAAGTGTAGGAGAGATTTTGAGAGGTTTATGAGAAATGAGTGATATATATGCGATACCGGTATATAGATACAAAAACAATGGACTCTGTTCAGCGTTTGAAGAAGCTAAGGAAAACGAAGATTTTGTAAGGCTTGCGGATTTTAATGCAACAGAGAAGAGACTAAAGAAACAGATAAGGGAATTATTGACAAAGATGGAGGCCTGTGAGGAATGAACAACATTGATAACCCTTCATCGGAGTATCAATCGCCATCTAAAGAAGCATTGAGAAATTTTGGTATAGATATTTCAAGAGAAGAAGTAGAAAAATATGCTTTGGAAAAGTTTGGCAGACTGCCACAAAGCCATATTGAAATGACTTCTGCTAGGGGTTCTAAAATAATGGAGGAAGCAAGGAAGTTTATGAGGAATGAATGAGAAAATTAAGATAATATCCGATGGCAAAACTGCACAAGTGTTTATTGACGGCAAAAAAGTAAGATGTACCGATATAGAATTGCATTTTATCGCTCATACAAAGCAAAGTCCAATGATTAAAGTTAATGCACAATGGCATAAAACAGATGAAAACGGAAATGTAATTTTGAATGAGGATAAAACTGCCATATTAACAGAGGGTATCAAAATAAATTGTTAGGAGTGTTTGAAAATGCAAATAATAGTAATGCTTGCGATAGCAGGAGCCGCATTTTTATTCTTGGGTGTATATTTTCTAATTGACCACATCATAACAGGAAAAAGGCTCAAAATAAATCAAAAGGCTTGGGATGAATACAGTGCAAATATGGATTTTAATAGAAAACTTAATGAGTATTTGCCTTGGTGTAGAGAACAAAAGATAAAAAACGGATGGAATTTTTATTATTTCCCTAGAATGTAAATAAAAATACCGGCTACAGATTGATTGTAGTCGCTACCCTAAAACAGTTATAGGCAGAGGTCTATAAGCACCTTTGCTTTTTAAAAGTGGAGGTGCTTTTCTTATGGCTAGTCAGAGCCTTATTTCCACAGTAAACGGATATGAAAATTACATAGAAAAAAACGGAATAGATGAAAGCGTTATGGACGCATACATAGAAGCGTCAGAAGTGGCAATTAAGACCGAAAAAGATATTCCGTATGGATTGCAACTAACAAAACGCTGCAAAGAGATTATAGAGCGGTTTTGCGTGGAGCATAGCGGCGTTGGAATATGGGACTTAGAAAAATATGCTCAAGACAACGATGAAGAATATCCTTTAATTGACAAATGGTATAAAACTCTTAAAACTGAAAGTTATTATGATTTTGAGAGCTTTATGTTTTATATGGAACGGAAAAGACATTATAGCAAAAGGTTTTATTTTCCAAGACGACACACCCTTAAAATAGTTGTCAATGATTTGCAAGACCTTGAAAACAGAATAATTAAATTTTATGGATTATCAATGCCATCAAGAGTTGGAAAGTCCACAATTTGTATATTCTTCCTTGCGTGGGTATCGTTACGCAGACCTAACAGCCATTCAGCTATGGGCGGTCACTCTGGAATACTTGCAAAAGGCTTTTATAAAGAACTTATGAACTTATTTACTACGGAAGAATATACATTTTCTGAATTATTTTATTTTTGGAATCCAGAATACGCAAATAAACCGCTTGTAACAGATAAAAGCGCTGATGAATTTACAATAACCCTTGGAAATCCAGACAGATTTGCGACAGTTACTTGCCGTGGTATTGATGGAACTTGGACTGGTGCAGTTGATGTGTCAAAAGATGGATATTTGTATGTAGATGACTTGGTAAGAGATAGAGAACATTCATTGTCGCCTATGCGAATGGAAAATACTTATCAAGAATATCTAAACAAAATGGTTGACCGAAAAAACGATGGGGCAAGAGAACTTATGGTTGGTACATTATGGAATGTCCTTGACCCATTGGAACGAATGAGAAAACAATACGAAAATGACCCGCAATACAGGTTCAGAAGAATACCGGCACTTGATGAAAATGACGAAAGTAACTTTGATTATGAAATAAATGGCTTTTCAACAGCATATTACAGGGATATGAGAGAAAAACTTGACAAGGCTGAATGGATGGCTAAGTTTATGCAAAAACCTTATGTTCGTGAGGGATTACTATTCCCAGACAATGAATTGAGATTTTTCAATGGAGACTTTAACCAGGAGCTGGAAAACAAAGAACGGAAAGTAATTGCATTGTGTGACCCGGCTTTTGGCGGAGCTGATAATTTATCAATGCCGGTATGTGCTGATTTTGGCGGAAAGCAGAAATATATTATTGATTGGGTATATAAAAAAGGCACACAGGCGGTTACAGTTCCATTGGTTGTAGCAGCTATCAAGAAACATTACATAACAGAATTGCACATTGAACAAAATGCTGGTGGGAAGCTAATAACGGACAGTATAAAAGCTGAAATGAAAAAGCAAAATGTATATTTCTGTAGAATTATTCCATATTACGCAAATACAAAACTGCCTAAAGAGGAAAAAATCAAAGGATATTCTGACAGAGTAAAAGAAACTTTTATTTTCCTTATGAGCAGGCAGTATCTTGCGATAGATGATAGACCAACTTACATAAGAACACAGATGTATCAAGATGCTATGGATGAATTTACAATGTATACATCAGAGGGTAAAAATCCACACGATGATGCAAGCGATTCGATAACACAGCTTGCAATAGTAATAGATAAAAAAGCAACGCAAACAGTCATTATGTCAAGTCCTATATAACAGGAGGGAATTTATGGTAACAAAGGAAGTTTTATCACAATATTCTGACTTACAAGAAGAAGTAAAAGAAGTAAGACTAAAGATAGAACGGCTTGAAAAAGATATAAGCAAAATCGAAGCCGGAGAAATGGTTATAGATTCTGTTAGCGGCGGCAATGGCGGTAAACAGCATTTTAAGATTGAGGGCATACCATTTCCAGAGTACAGCAGAAAGAAAACACTTCTTTATGCCAGAAAAGCCACATTGCAGTTGCTTGAAGATGATTTGTTGGAAAAAACCAATGAGGTTGAACAGTTTATTACAAGCATTGATGATAGCAGGATGAGAAGAATAATTAATCTTAGATTCTTAGAAAACAAAACTTGGATTCAAATAGCACACATTATCGGGGGTAATTCTGAAAGCAGTGTAAAAATGGCTTTTCAGAGATTTATTGAAAAAAAATAAAAGTTGTTACGATTGTGACGAAAAAATCTTGTATTATTATATTGAGCAAAAGCAAACTTCATAAACATAAAACAATCCTTTATCAAAAAAGCACCGTTACTTAATTGTAGCGGTGTTTTTTGTTATGCAACGAGGTAGAAATATGAATAAAGATAAATCAATTATGTGTCCGAACTGCCATAAGTTTTTGACTAAGGCAGACAGCAAAGACACAAGAACACATAAATTAGCGTGCAAGCATTGCCACAAATGGATATGGTATGTGCCTAACGATGATGATGATTTTCAGATTAAGGAAATACCACAAAGCAGAAGTTCAAGCGGTATGACATTTTATTAGAGGTGTAGATAATGCAGACAGGAAGAATTGCTATTTATACAGGTGCAAAAGAAATAACGCCTGACAATATAATACCAATTTTGCGTGAAGCAATTTTGGAACATGATATTAATTCCAACAGAATACAGTTTCTTCTTGATTATGACGCAGGAATACAGCCGATAGTTAGGAAAAATCCAAAGACTTACAGACCAGACATTGACTGCGAGTGCTGTGATAATGTGGCTAACGAGGTCACAGAGTTTAATTTAGGATTTAAGTGGGGAAATCCTATAACGTTAGTTCAAAATGGCGACAATGAGGATTCTAACCTTACAAAAGCTATAGCGGAATTAAACAGTTGCTACGAATCACAGAACGCAAGACAGAAGCAGCAGAAACTTGCAAGATATGTTGAAATCGGTGGTGTTGGATATGTCCTTATTGATATAAATACAGAATACGAGGATGGGGAAAGCTATTTCACATATAATGTATTAGACCCAAGGACAACATTTGTTGTAAGATCAACCGCCTACAGCGACAAGAGAGTTGTTCTTGCCGGGACATATATAAAAGATAAGCACAGTGGCACCAGGTATTACACTTGTTTTACCAAAGATACGAGATATGAAATTACCGACGGAATAAAAATCACTAACGGAAAAAATAAAGGGAAAACAAAATGGGGGTTTTTGGAGAGAAGCGGAGAAGAAAACCCGCTGCATAAAATTCCTATCATTGAATATACAAGGTCATTTGATAGAATGGGCTGTTTTGAACGGCAAATATCTGAAATGGATAACTTAAACCTACTCATTTCAGATTTTACAAATGATGTCGAACAGAATACACAGGCGGTATGGCATACAAATGATGTTGATTTCCCAGTTGAACAGGAAACAACAGTTGATAAAGATGGAACGCAACGCATTACTGAAAAAGTAAGAAAGCCAAAATCTGGAGAATGGATGCAGACCTACACATCAGCAGATGGCAAAACTCCAATAGTTGAGCCACTTGCAATCAATTACGATTACACAGGTATGCTTAATAATATCCAATCAAGGCGACAGATAATCTTGCAGAAATGCAATGTGCCACAACGAAATGATAACAGTGGTGGTAGTACAGGAGTTGCAATGTCAGACGCAACAGGTTGGTCACAGGCTGAAACAGCAGCGGCAAAACAACAATTAATTACTGATGGCTGCAAAATGGAAGAAATAAAAGTTGTTCTTGCGGCTATCAAGCTGTCAAACAATGTTGCTAGCAGTAATCCATTACTTAAATTAAGGGCAAGAGATGTAAAGCCTAACATTAAGCGACAAAAAACTTATGAAATGTCAACCAAGGTTAATGCCATGGCAACATTGATAAGCCACGGATTTAGCCTTAAAGATACAGTTGATGCAATTCCATTCTTTGATGACCCTAACGATGTTGTAGCGAGAAGCGGAGAAATGGTTAAGGCATATCAAGACAGCATAATTAACAAAGATACACAGAACCAAGCAGAGGGTGGGGATGGAGAACAGCCACCTAATAAAGACCGCACAATGCAAGACTTATCAGACCAGACAGAAAATAGTCCGGTTATAGATAAGAGCAGAACAGATAAATAATTGATATTGAGCCACAAGGTAGAAAATGCCTTGTGGCTTTTTATATGCCCTAGAGAAAGGGCAATACAAATATCGCAAGAAGTTGAGAGAACAACAAAAAACGCAGAAAGCAGAGGTAAAGAAATTATGGCAGATGTAATTAACACAACAACAGAACCAACAACCAACAATGAACCACAGAACGAAGAGCATACACCTAGCGTAGAAGAACTTATGGCACAGCTCGCTAGTGAAAGAGCTGAAAAAGAGAAGTATAAGAACGCTTCCGATAAAGCCAGTTCAGAAGCAGCTAAGTATAAGAAAGAACTTCGCTCGAAGCAGACAGCAGAAGAACAGGAAGCGGAAGCAAAAGCGGAAGCTGAAAAATTGCAAGCTGAAAAGTTCGAGAGCATGAGCAAAGAACTTAATCATATGAAAGCTGTCAATGCTTATCAGAAAGTTATAGGTGATGGAAAGGATATTGATTCTTTGATTGAGGCGGTTACAGATGCAGACCATAGCCTTATAGCAACTGTAATTGCTAATGAAGTGCAAAGACAGGTTAAAGAAGCTAAGGCAGAGTGGCTTAAATCAAGACCGGCTATTAATGCAGGCGGTGGAGAAGAAAGCACGATAACACAGGAACAGTTCAACAAGATGAATTACCACGAAAGAGTGGAGTTCAAAAATAAGAATCCAGAACTTTATAAAAAGTTCACAGAGTAAAAAACGGAGGTAAATAAACTATGCCACAGACTAAGTTAGAAAATTTAGTAGACCCACAAGTAATGGCTGATATGGTATCAGCTAAGTTACCAAAGAAAATTAAGTTTTCGCCTATTGCAAGAGTTGATACAACACTTGTAGGCAGACCGGGAAGCACAATCGTTGTGCCAAAGTATGCTTATATTGGTGACGCAGAAGATGTAGCAGAAGGTGTTGCTATGGGTACAACGGTACTTACAACATCTACAACAGAAGCAAAGGTTAAGAAAGCAGGTAAGGCTGTAGAGCTTACAGATGAATCAGTATTATCTGGTTATGGCGACCCACTTGGTACAGCTATCAATCAGATTGCTATGTCAATCGCTGCAAAAGTTGATAATGACAGCTATGACGCACTTTGCACAGCACCTATTGATTACGATGGAACAGCAGCGCCTATCAGCTATTCAGCAGTTGTAGCGGCTAATAGCAAATTTGATGATGAATCAGATTCATCACTTACAAAGATATTGTTCATCAATCCAGCACAGGAAGCCACATTGCTTAATGACGCTGATTTCAAGAGCAATGACAAGTACCCACTTAATGTAATTATGAATGGCACTATCGGTTCTATCGCAGGAGCACAGGTTGTTAAGTCTAAGAAAGTTAAGCTGGTTAAGTATGAACTTGATGATTCAACAGGAACAATCAATGTTGTAGCTGATACAACAAGCGAGGATTCAACTAATGTTCATCTTGACACAGCACTTGCACATACGCTCAAGCCAAAGGGTAAGGAAATCAAGGTAGGTAGCAAGTTAAAGGCTGTCACAACAGAATTTTATGCTTGTCCTATTGTTATCGTATCAGCAGAAGACCCTAACGAAGACACAGGTGCAGATGGCGTGTCAGAGGAAGAGAACGCACTTACAATCTATATGAAGAGAAGCGTTGAGATTGAATCGGACAGAGATATTCTTGCAAAGACAACTGTTATCTCTGGTGATGAACATTATACAGCAGTCTTGAGCAATGATTCAAAGGTTGTTCTTGCTAAGTTCGGAAAGTAAGAGGTGCTTATATGTTATTAAGACGACATAAAATCAACGCCGCAAAGCAGAGCGAAGAAGTAACAGCAGATAATGTAAGACAGGAAGCTGTTTATGGAGATGAGCTTAAATATGAGGAAGAGCAGGACAAATTTCCCACTCAACCTACAAGCGATTACACAAAGACAGCTATTAAGCGTATGCCGACAGCGGACTTGCAGACACTTGCCTTAGAACAAGGTATTGAGAATGCAATGGAGCTTACAGGAGCAGAACTTAAAGAACTGTTAATTGAGAAATTAGGGTTATAGGAGCTGAAATTATGGAATACACCACATTAGAGCAAGTCAAAATCAGACTTAAACAATTTCATATTGATACAGTCACAAATGATGATGAAACAACATCTGATGTGGTAGTGTTCGATAACAAAGAAGATAATCCGATAATCGAACAGCTTATTAAGCAGGCTACAGAAGATGTCAAGAACAGAAGAAATTACCCCAACAGCTACACAGAAGAAATGATAACCGAGGACTTAAAGAAGTTTGAGAGTGTTATCGTTAATCTGGCTGTCTACGACCATTCACAGGCAGGTGAAGCATTCATGGCGAGCTACAATGAGAATGGTGTCAACAGAACTTGGAGAGATAGAGACAGCTTATTTGTTGGGGTATTTCCATTTGCCAAAGTATTATAACGCCTATAGGGCATTACAGAATATTAAAGAAGATTGTGCGTTACCATTTTACTGATGTCGGCAATATGGTAGCAGGCGGCACACATTAAGGGTGGTGGGTAGTGTGCCTATTAATTTTGCAGGAGATATAAAATGAAAGAATTTTTATTACAAACTTATACCGTAGTATTACCGATATTACTTGGCTATATAGTTTGGCTTCTGAAACAACAGAAAAAAGACAAAGACGCCAATAGTAAAGGCACAATGTTACTTTTACGAGTACAGCTTATCGAATATCACGATAAGTATATGAAAATAGGCGAAATTCCATCTTATGCTTATGACAATTTTGTTGAGATGTATAACGCATATCACGCATTGGGCGGCAATGGAATGGTAACTAAGATGTATAACGAAATACAGGAAATTCACTTAAAGAATGGAGGTAAAGATTAAAATGGATATAACATCAGTATCAACAGTAGTTGCAATCGTTGTAATAACATATCTGATAGGCTTAGGAGTTAAGGCAATCCCACACATTAAGGATAATTACATTCCTATAATCGTAGGCGTTGCAGGCGGTATCTTAGGCGTTATAGGTATGTATGTAATACCTGACTTTCCGGCAAATGACATTCTTAATGCAATCGCTGTAGGCATTGTATCTGGACTGTCAAGCACAGGTGTTAATCAGATTTATAAGCAGGTAAAGAACAATGCTTGACATCAATAAGCAAGCTATGAAGTATTCACTTCAAGGGCAGACAGTAACTATCTATGAAAGAGATGATGATGGCAATATCCTTTATGAGGGATATACCGACACAGATGGCAACTTCATTCCTTATCTTGATGATGAGGGAAATAAGATACCCAAAGTTCTTGAAGAGAAAACAGGTTTTTCAGAGCCGGTCGATTTCAAAGCAAACATATCATTCAGCGGCGGAGAAGCACAGACCAAGGAATACGGCTTTGATACAGCCGATTTTGACGCGGTTTTACTAACAGACAAAGGAATGTACCCTTTGAAAAAAGGCGACCTTATCTGGCTTGATAGCAAGCCTACATACACATCTGATGGACTTGTTGATGAAACATCAGCAGACTTCACGATTGTAGGCATTAAGCCAGCATTATATTCAACTAAGTATATGCTTAAAGCAGTTGTAAAGTAGGTGCATCTATGGCAAGACATACAATTAATATATCATTGTCTGAAAAGTCCGTAAATGAAGCTATCAGGCAGCTACAACAGTATAAGAACTGGCTTATCAAAAAAACTTTACAGCTTGTCAAAGAGCTTGCAGAAGTTGGAATACCTGTTATAGATGAAAATATGGCAAAAGCAAGTTATACATATGATGAGAAAGGTGTTCGTAGCGGTTCAGATACAAGCCATCACAGCTATGTTGAAATGAAATCCGCAGGAGAATATGTTGAAGCAAAATTAATTGTAGAGGGCAAAGAACTTATGTTTATAGAGTTCGGAGCTGGCGTATTCTACAATGGAGCGGCTGGAAGTAGTCCACACGACAAAGGTGTTGTTAATGGTATGGTTATAGGCTCATACGGCGAACATCACGGCGTACAAAAAGTGTGGGGTTACTATGACGATGACGGAACCTTAGTTCTTACACATGGCGTAGAAGCACAAATGCCTGCTTATAAGGCTGATATGGAAATCATACAGAAATATGTTGAGGTAGCAAGGAGGGTATTTAGTTAATGGCAAATGCAAACGATTGGGCGATAGACCTCGAGAATACAGTCACAGCACTTGTCAAGGCTAAAACCCTAACACAGCTTAAAAAGACATATCCAAAGATAGTCATAACCAATGAGGGAGAAAATAGCGGTCAAGCAGTATTCCCGGCGGTATACATTCATTTACTGCCAGCAGTAGAACAAGGACAAACACTTGACGGACAGACAATAAACGCATTGTTAGCAACATTTCAAGTAGATGTTACCACTAACACAAGCAAGTCTGACTGTCGCAAGGTTATGGCGATAATTACAGATACATTCAAGACAATGAGATTTCAAGGCAATGCAATGCCAGAGTTCTCAATCAGCAATAAAGTACATAAGAGTACCGCTAGATTCAGAAGAATGATAGCGGCAAATGACAGATTATTGTAACAAAGAGTAGAAATGCTCTTATTTTTTTGCAAATTTTTAGGAGGTAGACAAGGCAATGGCAAGTACAAGTTATAAAGCTAGAGTTATCTACAAGGAGCATAGCGAAGATGGTTTTGCAGGCTCATATAAGTTAATGGTTGCAGCTAAGTCAATTTCAGCACCAGTATCAGCACCTAATACAGTTGAAAGTACAACATTTGAAGATGATTCACAGACATTCTTAATGGGTATCAAAACATCTGATGCTAAGACTTACACAGGCAACCTTGAAAAGGCTTATTTACAGGACTTAATCAAAGCAGAGGGTAAGCAGTTAGATATTATTCAGTTATACGGCTCTGACGGATTAGGTGCGGTTGCTAAGTACGCATTTGTCGGACAGGTAACAGCAACACCTAATGATGTTTCTGGTACTGATTCAGTACTTGAAATGACAGTAACAGCAGTTCCTAACACTTCACCTATCGAATGCACAGACAAGCTTCAAGTTGTCGAAGGTGCTGGTGGCACCTTCACAGTAACAAAGGTGGGGGAATGATAAGCCAATCGACTAAATCAAAGGCTGTGTCGATTGGTGGCACAAACGCCAAAACAGCCGACTATACATCATATCTTGATGATGTAACAGAATAATTAATTTAAAAGGTAGGTGCGGTGTAAAATCCGCACCTTTCCCTATATGGTGATAGGGTGGGAAAGGGTAAAAATTATGATGAATATTAATGTAAACGGAAAAGAATACAAAGTTGAGTTCTCTTTTGGAGCAGCAGAGTGTAAAGAGATAGTACAGAAAATGTTTTCTGTTGTCAATGGTTCTTACTTACTTGCACAGACAGATAAGAGTGTTGCACAGGCTTCCTTTGATGGATTAGCAAATATGACAGCAGATGTGCCGGAGATTTGCATTTTAGCCATTTATGCAGGTTGCATTGACAACAATCCTGTAACTATGGATGAAGCAAAGGAACTCACTAGAGCATATATTACAGAGAAGAGAAAGACGGATAAGAGTTACGGATATAGAACATTGTTTGAAGAAATCAAGAAAGCGATGGAAGATGATGGTTTTTTCGAGTTGAGCGGAATAACAGCGATGTTGGAAGAGATGGCAAACAATGTGGAAGAAGCGACACAGGAGCGGAAGAAACCGACAGTAGTTCCGCAAGACCACAAGAAAAAGCAGACTTCCACAAAATAATCTGGGAAGAATACTTTGTCTTAGCCAGTTCGCTAGGCGTTAGTTATTCAGACTTTCTTAAAATGACACCTACAAAATTATTACTATATGCAAAAGGCAAAAAGATTGATAGGCAAAATCGCGATTCAGAAATGTATAACTGGTTTTTAGTTTACGCAATTCCAGCTGTTTCTTGCGGCATTGGTGCGGCATTTAGTAAAGATACTCATATTGAATATCCTAAACAGGCTATTTTATCAGAAAGAACAGAAGAAAGCGAAGAAGATACCTACGACAAAGAGTTACGGCTGATGTTACTCAATGAGCAAAAATGGGCGGCACAGACTGAAAAGAGAGGACTACCGCCAACAATCCTATAAAAGGGGGTTAAAGCGTGGAATTAGACAGTTTAGAAGTCAAAATTACCGGTACTGCCACTAAAGCTATCAATTCTGTTGATAAACTGATAAATCAGCTTACAAGGCTGTCAACATCACTTGCAACTGTGAATGGTTCATCACTAAGCAGCCTTGCAAATGGTGTTAGTCAGTTAGGTTCTGCTATGCAGAATATGAACGCAGGGACAGCAGATTTTACAAGGCTTGCTAAGAACATCACAAAGATAGGTTCTGTTGATTCGGTTGCACTAACTAACACAGCTACATCACTTCAAGCTGTCACAAAGGCAGTTGCAAGCATATCAGCTATTCCGCAAAATGCATCACAGGTCACAGAATTTGCAAAGTCACTTGGTAAGCTAGGCAGTAAGAGTATAGAAAACGCCGTTGTAAACATTCCAAAGCTAGGTAATGCTTTAAATGGCTTAATGACAACGCTATCAAGAGCACCAACAGTAAGTCAAAATGTTATTCAAATGACTAACGCATTGGCTAATCTTGCTAGTCAAGGTAGCAAGGTGGGTACTTCTTCAAACTCACTTCAAAAGTCGCTGTATGGCGTTTCTACAAGTGCTAGGACAGCAACTAGAAGCAGTTGGAACTTAGCAAGTGCAATAGGTAAGTTTTATGCTACTTATTTTATGGTAATTCGTGGCAGTAAGAAACTTATAGAAGCAATCAAGTCAACAACAGATTACATTGAAGCGTTCAACTATCAAGCGGTTGCGTTTGGCAAGATTGGTTCAGAATGGGATAAGGATTATGAAAAGTACGGATATGATAATGCAACAGCATACGCAGAAAGTTTTCAAAGTAGAGTAAATGATACTCTTGGAAAGCTGTCTGGTTTAAAAGTTAATGTTCAAGGCGGTTTGCTTGAAGAAAGCGGAGCTAAAAACTTAGGGCTTAACATACAAGAAGTAACACAGTATGCTTCACAGTTAGCTTCTGTCACTAACTCACTAGGGCAGACAGGTGAAGCGACAACAGCAATAACAAAGTCAATGACAATGCTTGCGGGCGATATAAGCTCACTTTTCAATGTGGACTATTCAACAGTAGCACAGAACTTACAAAGCGGTTTAATCGGACAATCGAGGGCATTGTACAAGTATGGTATTGATATTACCAATGCTACATTAGCGACGTATGCTTACAACTTAGGCATTTCTAAGTCGGTGTCTGAAATGACACAGATGGAAAAACAACAGTTAAGAGTGTTAGCAATATTAGACCAATCAAAAGTATCTTGGGGCGATTTAGCCAACACGATTAACAGCCCATCAAATATGTTACGCCAATTCAGTAACAACATGAAGGAAGTAGGAATGGTAGCAGGACAGCTATTTATCCCAATTCTTTCAAAGGTTATGCCGGTAGCAAACGGAGTAACTATTGCAATCAAAAGATTATTAGTCAATCTTGCTTCTTTAATGGGCGTTAAGATTGACTTTGAAAGCTTCGGACAAAGTGGCTATAAAGACACATCAGACGGCTTAGAAGATATTTCAGACGGCTACCAAGACGTAGCTGATTCAGCTAAGAAAGCTACATTATCCCTTATGGGATTTGATGAAATTAATAAATTGCAGGACGATACAAGCTCAAGCAAGGGTTCAAGCGGTGGCGGCGGCGGTAGCACTATTGATTTGACAGACGATATTGCTAAGGCGGCGGCAGAATATGAAGCGGCATGGAATAAAGCATTTGCCAATATGGAAAATTCCGCTGTTGCTTGGGCTGATAAGATAGAGAAAGCACTTGAACCTGTTAAACAGATTTTTAAAGATTTTGCAGTTGGTGATTTCTTTAAGGCAGGACAAGATACATCTAACCTTGTGGCAGGAATACTTAACTGGTTTGCAGATGCCATTGATAAAGTTCCTTGGTTTACAATCGGTCAAAAGATGGGTGGTTTCCTTGCAGGAATTGATTGGACTAAGGTGTTTAAATCGGCGGCTAAAGTGCTTGTACAAGGCTTAAAAGCGGCTATTGAGTTATACTTAGGCGTGCTATCTAAAGCACCTATAGAAACACTTCTTATATCGCTTGTGGCAGTTCCTAAAGTACTTGGGGCAATAGGCAGTACAAATGTAATAAAAAGCATAACTAAAACGTACAATAAGCTTAATTCCCTAAGTAAAGCAACAGAAGATGTAGTGTTAGCGACAAAACTATCTAAAATGGGATATGACGAAACAGCGGCTACACTCCTTTCTTTTCATCCTAAACTTGCAAAGGTCACGACAAGCTTTAAGGACTTTGGAAGCGTAGTTAAGGATAAAAGATTATTCACAGCTTTAAACAGCGGAATAACTACTGCTAGAGATAATATGACACTATTCCAAAAAGCATTACTTGGCGGCGTATCAGCTTTTGGAGAATTTAAACTTATTAAAAGCGGATTTGATGACGTGACAAAAGGCAGTGACAACCTCGTAGCTTCAATTGCTAAAATTGCTGGCGGTGCCGCTATTGGTGCGGCGGGGCTATATGTAGCTTTCGGACCGGCAGGGTTGGCTATGGCAGGAATAACAGCCTTAATTGCAGGAATAATGTCTATTAATGACAATATTGATTTAACATCAACCGAAGTAACTAAATATTGCAATGAATATGCAAATGTACGTGATGAAGTAGATAAGACGACAAAGGAGGTAGCAAGCTCTTTAGACACTATTGAAAAAGGCTGGCAAAATACAACAACCTATGATGATATAGACGCTCTTAAAACAAAATATTTTGAATTAGCAGACCAAACTGATTTAACAACCACACAACAACAAATGCTCAAAGATGTTTCGCAAGAACTCATAAAGAAAGTACCAGAGCTAAGCGAAGCTATTGACAGTGGAACAGGAGCATATAAAGGAACAAGAGAAGAAGTTGAAAAACTTATAGAAAAGAAAAAAGAAGAGTATAGACTTGAGGCATTAAGAGAAGAGTACATCCAGCTCATAAAAGACGAATATAAAGCCAAGAAGAATGTTCGCGAAATGGAAGCTGCACTTACTGATAGTAAAGAACGCTTAAAAGAAAAGCAAGACGAATTGGCAAATGCAATGCAAAGGACACAAGGAATTGCAGAGGACTTAGATACAAGTGGCGTTGCGGCGGCAACTGACCTTGAATATCAAGTAAGGGAACTTGAAAAAGCTGTAAAATCCAACGAAGATTCTTATAACAATGCTAAAGATGAATGGATTAGAGCTACGAACGACATGGAATATTGTTCAAACGAAATGACAAGCACCATGTCAAGCAACACTCAAAAAACGCATGATGAAATGATTAATACGTTTGAAAATGTAAAAAATGAAATTGCTACAAGGCTTGGAATTATTGGCAGTGATACTGAAAACACATTTTCAAAAATGGGAAATATTGGTGCTAATGCAGGAAAATCGCTAAGTGACAATTTTGCAAATAATATTAATAATATACCATATGCGGCAGTAAGAGCTTTTCAAGGTATTGTCAATGGTGTAAATGCAGGAAGCATTGGAGAAGATACCGGAATTCAATTGATGAACTCTTTGGAAGACACAATCAATAATAATGCTTGGCGAATTAGAAACAGTTTGTCTAACAGTTTTACAAGTAAATTTACAGGTGAAGTTTTAGATAGTGACGGCAATGTTTCTGCAAGTGCTTTTCATATTAAAATTGCACCTAAATATGCAACAGGCGGTTTCCCAGAGGACGGACTTTTCTTTGCTAACCATAATGAAATGGTTGGTAAATTCAGTAATGGTAAGACAGCAGTCGCAAATAACGAACAGATAACGCAAGGCATTAAGCAAGCTGTTATTGAGGGCATGTCAGAAGTATTTGCTAATGCAAATATAGGACAGCAAAACGGAAACATTGTTGTACAGATTGACGGACAGGAAGTGTTCAGAACAACACAGAGATATGCCAATCAATACACAAATATGACAGGTCAAGCGGCTTTTCCATATTAATTGACAAAAACATAATAAAAAGATATATTAAAGGCACAAAAGATAAAGAGGTATTTTAATATGAGGTGCAAAACAATGCTGACAGTCACTTTAATAGCAATTTGTCTTTTCACATTGATAGGTTGTGGTCAAGGCGGACTTGTAGGTGAGGTAGTGCTACAACTTAGCAATGAAAATCAAACAAATAATCAATCTGACGGGGAGTTTACTTATAAAAACAAAACTGTCAAGTATTTAAAACACGAAGTAACAGAAAATGATTTTGGCGAAAAGGTACTTATTGTTTATTATGATTTTACTAATAATTCAGATGATAATGCTGTTTTTGATTATTCTTTTGATGATACTTGCTTTCAAAATGGTGTTGAAATTAAACACTCTATATGGCATGCCAATGATGAATCAAAAAACAGCGGAAAAGAAATTCAAAAAGGTGTTACTATAACAGTATCTTCTTCATTTGTGTTAGGGGATAGCGAAGATGATGTTACATTGGAAATAACACCATTTATATCCGACAAAAAACTTTTAGTAAAAACCCTACTATTAAAATAATTGCCTTAGTAAAATATTAACTTGTCAAAAGAACGTATCGAAAGGTACGTTCTTTTTTGATGCCTTGAAAGGGGTGGTATGATTGATTGACGCAGTTGTAATTGAGGGGGTTAGATTCCCGGTAGCGTATAACGGCTACACATACAGCAGAAATAAGATATGGTCTAAAAATACAGGAAGAAATGACTACGGCGAAATGGTAGGCACGATTGTGACAATTAAAGATAAAGTAGAGCTACAATTACCACCATTAACAGGTGAACAGGCATTAATACTTGATAATGTGGTAAGCGACATAGATAACCCTTATCCAACAGCACAAGTCCTATTTTTAGGTGGCACACAAAAGGAAATGACAATATACACAGGAGATGTGACATATCCGTATCTTACAAGAGCAAAGAACGAGGACGGACTTATAGTCGGAGCAAAATTAAGTTTAATACAGAAATAGAAAGAGGTTACACATGAAACTTAAAACAAGCGAATTAATACAGAGATTTCAGAATTTGGATAAGTTATCACAAAATAAAACAAGCGGCAGAATTGCTATGGCTGTTATGTGCAATATTAAAACGCTGGAAGAGCCGTATAAAACGGCGTTACAGGCTTTTGACGATTTAAAAAAGAAATATGCCGACAAAAACGATAAGAACGAGCCAATTATCGAAGATAACCGCTACAAAATTTCAGACGAAAATCTCGAAAAATTAGCAACAGAATTTAAAGAAATTAATGAACAAGAAATTGAAGTGCCTGACATGACAATGCTTCCTGTAAATTCTTTTGATAATTGCGAAAATATAAGCCCGGCGGAGTTATACAGCATTGAATTTATGATTGAACATTAATTTAAACAAAAAGGGCGGTGTAAAATGAAAAATTTAAGCACAGCTATGACAGAGATTGTTAAGGGGAATAGTGCAAGGTACTATTCTAAGTATGTCGTTGATGGAAAAGAACATACTGAAACGCTTAACAATTTCAAGTTCCAAAACATGATAAATCCCAATAATGAAATTACGATAGGTAACACTTGTAGTAGCAGTGTTGCCTTTTCTATTTATATGCCAACAGTAAGCCTTGAAAATAAGGAGATTACCATATTTGAGGGCGTTAAGGTTGGCACAGAAATTAAGTATATTCAGTTGGGAATATTTACAGTTACCAAACAGACAAGTGACGGAGAATACACAAGCTATGAAGCATACGACAAAATGCATAAGGCTGATATGCCTTACTTCTCGGACATGGCATTTCCTAGCACAGATAAAGCCATTCTTAATGAGATATGCGACAAGTTAGGTATATCTTTAGCAACAAATATAGTCACAACACATACTATCAGCGACAAGCCGCAAGGATATACCTATAGAGAAATTATCGGTTATATGGCTATGCTGCAAGGCTGTAATGCGATAATTAATTCTGATGGAAACCTTGAATTAAGGTGGTATAAAGATAACGGTTATGTACTTGACGGACATAAGTATTATCAGCAGGGTGTTACATTCACAACGAGTAAAGATTTTATCATACAGAAACTGACATGTAATAATACCAAAAGCGGTTCTACAGAACAAAGTCAGATTACTGCCGGCGACGGAGCAACAGGACTTAGTTTTGCCAATCCATTTATGACACAAGAAATTCTTAATGAAGTCTATAAAAAGATAGGTGGTTTTACATTTAGACCGCTTACGGTTAAGTTCGTCGGTGATTACCGACTAGAGGTAGGCGACATTATAACTGTCAACAAGGGCGGTGTTGATTACAAAGCACCTATAATGCAGATTACACATGAATGCGACGGCGGTTTAATGGACACAGTTACATCTATCGGACAATCTGACACAGAAAACAGCAACATTGCTAGCGGTCCGATAACAAAGCAGATGGAACGGTACTATGCCGACTTGATAACCGTTAATAAGGCACTAATTAATAAGTTAGATGTAGATACAGCCAAGATTACCTATGCAACAATAACCAACCTCACAGCCGTAAAAGGTGATGTTGATTACTTAAAGGTAAATAATCTTACAGTTGACAAGGCAAACCTTTTATATGCTTCTATAGAACGAATGGAAGTTGTCGAGGGGCAAATCCGAAATCTTAATGTTGATGATTTAAAAGCTCAAGTCGCAAATATCAATACGCTTATGTTTGGCTCTGCATCTGGTGGTTCTTTAACTACAGAGTTTTCTAATTCTGTCGTAAGTCTTATTGGGGACGCTCAAATTAAATCTGCAATGATAGAAAGTATAGCCGCAGATAAGATTACGGCTGGAAAAATTTATACAAACCTCGTTGAAATTCTAAGTGAAAGCGGAAATCTTGATATAACTGACAATACGATACAGATAAAAGATGCTAATAAAGTTACGAGGGTTCAGATAGGTAAAGACGCTAATTCAGACTACAATATGTACGTTTGGGATAAATCCGGCAACTTAATGTTTGACGCTTTGGGTTTAACTGAAAGCGGCGTACAACGTGAGATTATCCGTAACGACATGATAAAGGAAAACGCAAATATCGCGGCAAGTAAACTGGATATAGAAAGTCTCTTTACGGTTATTAACGAAGACGGAAGCCATACACTGAAAAGCAGTAAAATTTATGTGGATGCGAACAAACAGACGCTGGATGTTGCGTTTAAAAACATGACTACGAATGTTACAAATTTGCAAAATACTGTAACAACGCAAGGAACACAGCTTACTGCTGTTCAAGGACAGATTTCAAGCAAGGTTTGGCAACAGGACATAAATACAACTGTGAATAATCTCCAAATCGGCGGAAGAAATCTTTTCCAAAATACAGGTTATACAAGAGGAAATTTATATTTAGGGTGGTATCAGAGCACAACGACAACTCATAAAGATGAGATTATTGTTGATAATGCCACCCTTTCTGGAAAAGCTCGAAAGATAACATATGTAGAAGCTGGCTCACAGGGAGCATACATTGATATTCCTGCAAGCTTAAAAAGCAAAAAGAATTTACAAAAAAAGGTATATACACAATCTTGCTTGTTAAAAGCGAATAAAGCAATATCTGTCACATGGGGAAACAGCAGTCCTGGATTCAATAAAAGCACAGTGAATGTTTCCACAGAATGGCAGAAATTTGAGATAAAAACTACAGTTGTTGTAAATCATGTGTTCAGCAAATTAACAGAATTTTCTGTGTCAAATGCGGCGGCAGGAACAGAGTTATATATCGCGGACTACAAATTTGAAGAAGGGGAATTTGCAACTCCTTGGACACCAGCTCCCGAGGACACAGATAGTTCAATTTCCACAATAGATACAAAAGTCACGACAGTGAGCAATCAGTACACGACTTTAAATCAGTCACTTACAAGTCTTACCGCAACCGTAAACAGCAATACAACAAAGATAAGCAAAAAAGCAGACGGAAGCACAGTTACAGCTTTACAGGCGAATGTTACAGCTTTGACGGCGGATTTGAATGGATTTAAAACAAGCGTGAGTAATACATACGCAACTAAAACAAGTTTGTCAGATTATGCAACGGTAACTGCCATGAACTCTGCTATAACTCAATCTGCCAGTTCAATTTTAACAACTGTAAGCTCTAATTATGCCACAAAGGCTAGCTTAGAGGTAAAAATAGACAAAGACAAGCTGATAAGCGAAATTAATGCAAGTGCAGATGTTATCACACTTAAATCAAACAGATTTATTTTAGACAGCACAAATGCTAAAATCTCGGCGGATGGAACTGTAAATTTCATAGGTGGAACTATAGGCGGTTGGAATATTTCTTCAACAAAATTAAGTGGTTCAGCCGGATTTTACGGCATTGCAATTAATAAGCCAGCGACAACGGCAACAAAAGTTATAAATATTAATCATATAGACACGACAGCGGCGGCGACATATGTAGATGATTTTTATGTTCGTGCTGATGGATATACTTATATTCCAGACGGATATTTATCTACAAAAAATCACAGCATTGGCGGTAAAGGAATTGAGATACATGAAGCGAACATAGATTTTTATGACTGGACTAAAAAGGATAATTTTATTGGCACAATTTTAGCCGGAGTTATTGGCAAAGATTCATCTGACGCAAGAGGCGCAATTGCAATTCTTTGCGATGACGGCGACCGCGTTCAAATTGGAAGAAGAAGAGGTGTGTCTGCAACATCTTATGATAGTGCAATAACCGTCAATGGAGATGATGAGCTAGGGATTGAATTTTATGGAAATGTTAAAGGGTACGGGCAAAAGGGTGCATGTTTTTATGTTAATAATGCTGGACTTACAAATTTTGCAATAACAAACCAAGAAAATACAATATATGGAAATTGCGAACTTAGTGTTTATGGCACGCAGAGGTTGAAATACGAGCTTTACGTTGAAGGCAATATACATGGAAATGTAATATCTGCTTCAGACAAAAATGTAAAAAAAGACATTCAGGCTCTTAATATTGAAGATTCAGCACATTTTATCTATAGTTTAATTCCGTCAGAGTTTCGCTTCAAAAACGGAACGTCTAATAGATTACATCATGGCTTAATCGCACAGGAAGTTAAAAAGTCAATGGGAGATAGTGATTGGGGATTGTTTATAGATAAAAAAGTTGACAACGAAAACTATATTGAAACCGAAGTCAACAGCAAGACAGGCGAGCAAACACAACTTTTAACTGCTCGATATGGCTTGAGATATGACGAACTTATTGCTGACTTAATAGCGACAGTGCAAAGCCTGAACAACAGGCTTAAAGCATTAGAAAAATAAGCAAAAACAGATTATATATGGAGGTAAAAAATACGTTAAGTATTACAAAAAGCATTTCAGTACAGGGAACAAGTATGATTGAAGAGAACGGAAACAAAGTTGCGGTTATGTATTTATCCGCAAATATTACAGAGAGCGGTGCGACATCTATAAGCCAAACAATAAATGATAAAGAATTGTATGTCGCAAATAAGAGCACATGTGAAGCCGATTATGAAGAATTCAAGGCAGAAGTTGACAAATTAATGTTACAGTGAAAGCGAGGTATGAAAATGATTAAATTCGGAATCGACACATCAAGATGGCAGGGAGACTTTGATTTTAAAGGTGCAAAGGATAATGAGGGTGTAGACTTTGCTATTATCAAAGCAGGCGGTGCTGATGATGGCTTATACGAAGATAGAGAGTTTGAGAACAGCTACAACAAGTTGGAAAGTGCAGGAATCCACAAAGGAGCTTATTATTTTGGCAACGCTTTAAACACTGATGAAGCTGTAAATGAAGCAAGGCATTGTGCAAGCATTTTGGCTAACAAATCTTTTTGTTATCCTGTTTTTTACGATGTTGAGGGTGGCATGCTTACAGGAAAAGATTTGACAGAAATTGTGCTTGCATTTATGAATGAACTTAAAAGGGCTGGCTTTAAAAATGTAGGGCTTTACATGTCAGCTAACCATTTTAATAATTATGTAGATGTTGCGAGAGTAAAAAACGATGGTTTCAGCCTTTGGGTAGCAAGCTATTCAAGTGGAAAGCCACAGCTTACAAATGACACGGACTATGATATGTGGCAGTTCGGTGGAAGTGTTAATTATCTTAGAGACGCACAGATTAACGGACAGACAGTAGACCAGAACTATTGCTACACTGATTATTGCACAGACCATGTCGTTGAAGAAATCACAGTACCAGACTATGAGCCAGTGCCAGACACTAAGTATCATAAAGGCGATACAGTTAAGGTTATTAATGCTATTCAGTACGATAATGGCGAGCCATTTAGCACTTATTATGATGAGTACAGTGTTTTATCAACTAACGGCAGAAGAGTTGTTATCGGTGTTGACGGCGTAACTACTGCTGCTATTGATGAAGATAATCTTAGTCTTGTTAAGTGCATTTATGACAATGACAATGATATTAACACAGATACAGTAAACCGCGGTGACGGCAAGAAAGTCAAAGTTCTTGATAACATTGATTATGACGGCGTGAGATTTGCGACATATTACGATGAATATGATGTAATTGAAGAGGACGGAGACAGGATTGTTATAGGTATCGGCACAACAATTACAGCCGCTGTCAATATTGCTAATCTTGAATTTGTCGGCGGTGCAAGTTCTGATGATACGCCTACAGATATTCCATTTAGCGGAGATATTGAAGAGGGTAGCACAGTGAGATTTGTCGGCAATACCGATTATGACGGCACACCTATTAAGGCTTGGTTTGATGAATACACAGTATCAGAAAGAAGTGGAGACAGGGTTGTGCTTGTGCATGACGGAGAACTGTTTGCCGCAGTCAATGTAACTGATTGCGAACTTATTTAAAAGCAAAAATACAGGTCTTGCTTTAATGTAAGACCTGTATAAATTAAAAAATTATTTCTTTTCTTTTAACATTTTCTCAAATGATTCTCGGCGTTCTTTTATATTTTTAAGCCATTCAGATTTAGAATCTTGCGATACTATCTTATTATCTGAAAGCGAAAGCGATATTTCAACGCTTGAAAAAGTAGCAGAAAGCGTTTTATCATCGGCTTGTTTTTCTGCCAAATTTGTTAAATTCTCCATTTTAGTGCTTGCTTCTTTTGCACTTAAAGTTCCATTTTCAAAATCATCAATAATTTTAATCGCACTGTCTATCATTTTCCTGTCACTTTCAGAGTAACGATAATCGTTAAACACTCTAAAATAACACAGTAATACAGCAACGATAATTATTGCAAAGAAAACTATTGCGGCAATTATGCTTGTTTTGCTTATCTTTTGCTTTTCTTCCATAAAATAACCCTCCGTTTTTTGTTTGCATTATAACATACCATTTTCAAAATGTCGAACACTGTCGCAATTTTACGATGTTATATATTAGAAATTTTAATATTCAGCATGTATAATAAACATGTCTTCAAAAGAAGACACTTCAAGTTCTGGCGTAGTGGTGCTGTTTAATTGGCGTTGGCAGTGCCACTACATACTTGACAATATCAAACATATGTTCTATAATCATGCTATCGCTACTAAATAAATGTGTGGGTTCAAAGGGGCAAAGTTATGAGTAATGAGGATTACAAGCGGATAATAACAGAAAAAATAAACAAAATAGAGGATAATTGGATATTAGAACAAATATTCAGATTCATCCATAACATGACAAAAGAGAGGGAATAACCCTCTCTTTTTCTACTTGTCGTCTAGCAATTTCTTTGCGATGCTTTCCAAACATTCCCAATCTTTAGGTTCAAGCCTTGCCAACGCACTAACAAGCTTCTTTTCAAAGCTGTCATCGTTTAATTCCATAACTTCATTAACAAAAGCACCAATCTCTTGTTCTCTTGTTCTTGATTTGAACATTTCCCCGATGCCATTCCGAAGCCACTCTTCATTGACGTTAAATTCTTTACATATCAATGCTATAGCTGAATCACTAGGAATACTTCTACCCATTTCGTATGTTGCAACAGTGTTTCTTTTCACTTTTATTTTGTCAGCAAATTCTTGTTGCGTCAAATTCAGAGCATTTCTTATCTTCCTAATACGCTCATTCATTTATTTTCACACCTCCTTCCTGCAAATTTATATTATCACGCCTTGTTGAAAAAATCAACAAAAATATGTTGACAAATGTTTTTTAATGACATATAATTGTTTTACAATCAACAGGAAAGAGGTGAGAACGTGAACGAACTTGTACATTTAGAGCATGATGAAGCTGTATGCAACAGTTTGGAGGTTGCTGAAAAGTTTGGCAAAAGACATGACAAGCTGATTTCAGAAATAGAAAGAATGTACTCTGATTTAATCGGAAAAGGGTGTGCCCAAAATGGTGGAGACCCCCTATTTGTAAAAAGTAGTTACATTCATCCACAAAATAAACAGGAATATCCAATGTACCTTATGAACCGAGACGGCTTTTCATTATTGGTAATGGGATTTACCGGAAAGAAAGCGTTAGATTGGAAACTTAAATACATAAACGCTTTTAATCAGATGGAGAATTACATCAGAGAAAAACAGTCGCAGTCTTGGATTGAAACAAGAACAGTCGGTAAGCTGTCGAGAAAAGCTGAAACAGATGTATTAAAGCAGTTAGTTGAATATGCCAAACAGCAGGGAAGCGAACACGCTGATATGCTGTATATGACATATTCAAAACTGGCAAACAAAACTGTCGGTGTGGCTGATAGAGATACCGCAACCGCTAAACAACTGACGAACTTATCCGTCACAGAAAATATCATATTGAAAGTAGTTGAAGAAGGTATCAGCCAACAGCTCCATTATAAAGAGATTTACAAGAATTGTAAAGACCGATTGGCAATAGTCAATCAGTTAGCGTATTTGACAGTATGAAAGGAAGTGAGCTTTTGAAAAAAATGACATACCGGCAGAAACGAAATTTACTCAATAAGTTCGAGCCGTTCATAATCGGTGCAGTTCAACTCATAAGTGCTTTGGCTGGTGCTGCTACTGGAATAGCTATCTGCTACTTTTTCTAAATGATATGTAGCCGTGGCGGTTACAAGAGCCACAATAAAAGGGATTAGGATATTTCTTAAAAATTCGAGAAAAACATATTCTTTATAGTGTTTTCCTTTAACAGATAAAACATAAGAAAACACCGTTCTATCATTGGAAACATCTACGTTTCTGAAAAAGCCTAATTCTTTTAAATCTAAAAAAGCTTGGTAAATATCTTCGCCGGAATATTTACCGAATTTTGAAAGTTCAATGGAGCCAACTATATTTGAAGATACTTTTTTCAAAATAGTTCTTTCAATTTTTAAAAGCATAATAATACCTCCGGTTTTTAAAACATTATATCACAGAAGGGAAGTGAATTAAATGAGTGAGCAGGAAAAAGAGATTATTCGTAAGCTGTCTGACACAATTCCTAAGCTTGACGATAACAAGAAAAATTACATTCTTGGTGTCGCCGAGGGAATGGCGATGGTAAGAGAGAGTGAAAAGACAGAAAGAAAGGAGTAAGAATGGCAGAAGTCACAAGAAAAGCTATCCAAAATGAAATGACAAAAACGATAGAGGGAAGTTGCTTCTATGAAAGGCTTCACTGCAACGGACAAGATATAAGCAAATTAATTGCTGACACGAAAGCATTAATTGCCCAACATAACTTATCCGTTTTAGAAGCCAAAGGGTTTTTAGATTATATGAAGATTATTCTTGACAATTCTTCATATCTTCAAATTCAGAAATAGCCTTAATACAACATTCTTCAAAAGATGTATTGTCAGGTATTTCTTTAGCAGTCTTGAGTATAGATAATGCTTTGTCAGAGTAAGGATATTCAAGACCACAGTTAGGACAAATAATCTTGTCGGCAGATACACTTTCATTAACAGTATATCTATTGTGGCAAGTACAAGTTATTTGGAATTTTAGAAACATATTTACACCTCTTTTCCTAATAGAATAAGAGAATTATAGCACAAATTATTTAGAAAGGAAGTTTATGGAATTACAGATTTTTAGTAATGAAGAGTTCGGAGAAATCAGAACAATAGAAATTGATGGAAAACCATATTTTGTAGCTACAGACGTAGCAACAGCACTTGGCTACGTAAACCCACGCAAGGCAATAAGTGACCATTGCAAGGGAGTAACGAAACGTGACACCCCTACATCTAGTGGTGTTCAGCAGATGTCATACATAAATGAGGGTGATTTATACCGACTTATTATGAAATCAAAATTACCTAGTGCAGAGAAATTTGAAAGTTGGGTAATGGATGAGGTACTTCCGTCAATCAGAAAGACAGGCAGTTATCAGAAAAAGTTATCCCCACAGGAAATGATGAGAATACAGCTAGGTATGTTAGATGATGTGTCAGACAGAGTGTCTAAGTTGGAAAATACAATGAACATTGATTACGGACAGCAGAAAGTGCTTAATGACTTAGTATCAGCAAGGGTAATAAAAATCTTAGGCGGTAAAAACAGTAACGCTTACAAGGAAATAAGCAGAAAAGTATTTGCAGAAATTAATCACGATTACAAGGATTATTTCAATGTTAATTCAAGAGCCAACACACCAAGGCTTAAGAATGAACAGGCAGTTGAATATATTAAAAACTGGATGCCAAGCACTAACACAATGATGTTAATAAAAGATTGCAATGCACAGATAAACTTAGAGAGCTGATGATTAAGCGGAGGATTGTTTTATGGAAAAGGAAGTACAAGCAACACCACAGTATAGCATATCAGTAGAAGAACTGATAGCAGAAAGAAACAAGTTAGAAGTCTCTATTGCGCCATACAAGAAAGCTAAGAGAGACAGCAGGATAGCTGAATATTTATGGATGTTATCAGCAATATTATTTGTTGTGTCAATGATATTTCAGCTTATTAATTAGAAAGGAGTTTTAGCAGATTGATATTTATTATTTCTGAAAAAGGCGAAAGAGAGCAGATTAATGAGGTAGAAAAGCTTGAAATTCTTTTGCACATTGGTAGAAGAACAAGTTGCCTCTTAGGAAGAAATAAACATTGTGAGCCATTAAGAAACATGGTTGTAAGAGATATTTTAGGGCAATTGGGGCACGAATTCGGGTGTGAACTAAATAAACTGAAAAAGAAGTACATAGCAGACACTCACGATTATATCGACTGCTACGAACTGCCTACAATAATGAAAGAGAGATATAAGCTATGATACAGGTAAACGAGAGAGAAATAACAATACAGGATTGCATTGATATGTTTGAAAAGAAAAACATGTATACAGTAATTGATGGCGGCAAGATTGTCGGATTTGTAAGTACAACAGAATTGAAAGGGGAAAAATAAAATGATAGAAAATAACAAAATTGAATTGTGCGGAGTTATAGCAAGCACTCCAGAACTTAATCACAAAACTTATGGCGAAAATTTCTACGGTTTTCGTTTAAGCTGCTCCAGAAAAAGCACCGAAAAGGACATGCTACCAATTATTGTATCTGACAGATTGGTAGAAATCAAAGATTTACAGGTGGATAAAAGAATATCAGTTAAGGGGCAGGTGAGAACCTTTAACAAGCATATATCAGATGATAAACGCAAACTTTTAATAATGGTGTTTGCTAGGGATGTTCGGGAAGTCGAAGAAGAGAGTGAATCAGCCCCGGAATTCAACAACAATGTTAAATTGAGCGGTTATATTTGCAAGCCGCCGGTTTACAGAGTAACGCCTAAAGGTAGAGAGATAGCCGATGTATTAATTGCGGTTAATCGTACATATGGCAAATCAGATTACATACCATGTATTACATGGGGAAGAAATGCAAGATATACCGGCAACCTTGATGTGGGTACTCGCGTTGACGTTGAGGGAAGATTGCAAAGCAGAGAATACACGAAGAAACTTGATGACGGCACAGAAGAAATAAGAACAGCTTATGAAATTTCGGTAAGTAGAATAGAAGAAAGCGAGGAAGACGAGAATGAATGATAAATTTGAACTAACGATGCATGGTGCGATTTCTGATGTTGTGACAGTGCCACTTGCGAGATATGAAGAATTGATAGATTGCGAGACGAGAGCAGAGGTGCTTGCAAGCATGGCAAAAGGGCATTCTGTAATTAATACAGAAGATGTATTTAGAATTCTTGGAGTTACAGATTGATTTTTATAAGGAAAGGATGTTGTTTATGAGAGTAACTTTAAAAAAGGTAGTACTTGAAAACTTTATGTGCTACGCACACGCAGAATTTGACTTCTATGCCATTACAAAGATTATGGCTAAGAATGGCAAAGGTAAGTCAACTATTGCAACAGCTTATCCGTGGTGCTTATTCAACTGCGATTATGAATTAAAGGATAATCCGGTTGTAAGACGAGAGGTTGACGGAAAGTCCGTTGATGATATGGATACAAGCGTTGAACTTACGCTTGATGTTGACGGAAAAGAAATAACTATGAAGAAAGTGCAGGTCCGTACATACAGCAAGGATAAGACAGGTTATAAGGACGATAACTTATATTGCATTAATGATGTGAGAAAGAACCTTAAGGATTTCAATGCATACCTTGATGTTGATATGAATGTATTCAAGATGTGCAGCAATGTAAATGCTTTTCTTAATCAGAAGCCGGCAGAAATGAGAGAATACTTATTTGGCTTAGTAGGAGATGTTACAGACCTTGATATAGCTTCACAGAAAGCTGAATTAGCCGAGTTAGTTCCTTTACTTAATAAGTATAAAGTTGAAGAATTATCCGCTATGAATAAGGCTACCAAGACTAAAATTACAAAGGATTTGCCTATTCTTGACGGACAGATTAAGGAAAAGGAGCGCGACATTCAGCTTAAGCAAGCTATTGAAGTATCTGACCTTGAATTACAGAAGAACAGCCTTAAAGTACAGATTGCTGATTGTGTGGCAAAGCAGACGGACAATGACAAGCTGATGGCTGAATATGACAAGGCTAGTTCGGATGTCCTTGATTTGAAGTTTAAGCAGGGAGACTTATTACGCAAGGCTAATGAGGAAAATGTTAAGGCTAGAAGAGATATTGAGAATAAGATTTCCGAAAAGAAAGATTATCTTATTAACATAGCTAATACTATTCAGAAGAACAATTCTGAAATATCTGGTTATCAGAATGACATTGAAAACGGAACGAGAGAAAGAAGCAGGCTTGCTGATGTTTGGAAGAAGATTAAAGAAGAAAAATTCAATGACAATACAGCAATTTGCCCTACTTGCCATAGAGAACTGCCAGCAGAAGAAATTGAAAGCCTTAGAAGTTCATTTGAAAAGACAAAGGCTGATAGGCTGGCAAAGGTTGAAAAAGACGGATTAGAAGTTAAGGCGGATGTTGATAATGCAAGAGATATGATACCAAAGCTGGAAAAATGTAACGAAGAAAATATTGCTAATCAGCAGAAGTTGGAAGAAGAAGTTGCAGACCTTCAAAAGCAGTTATCAGAACTTCCGCAGGAAATTGACGTATCAGCCACAGAAGAATATAAGGCACTTGAACAGAAGATTGTTGAAAAGGAACAGGCTATGCACAAGGCTAATGATATTTCGGCGATTAAGGCAGAATTAAAGTCACAGGAAACAGCTTTAAGACAGCAGTTAGCAGAATGTGAAGCCGAGATTGCAAAGTCTGATACAGCAGCAGATGAACAGCGACTTGAAGAATTAAAGCAGACAAGGATTGATTCTGAACAGAACAAGGCTAATGCTGAGAAAATACTTGATTTGCTTGATGAATTAGACAAAGCAAAGAATGAAGCCTTGACAGAAGCAGTAAATAGTCATTTTGGGTTAGTTAAGTGGCAGTTGTTCACTTATACAAAGTCTGGTGGTTATAAAACAGCTTGTATTCCTACCATAGATAACAAATCGTTATTAGATTGTACATCAAATAAAGCAAAGAAAATTATGGGGAAGATAGATATATGTTTATCTATTCAAAAAATATGTAACATAAATTGCCCTTTAATTGTTGATGATATAGAATCACTCGATTCAGAAAATGTATCAAATATTATAAAAAAAATTAAATCACAAGTAATAATGCTAGCTGTTAGTGATGGAGATATGGAAATTTTGGAGATAAAAAATGATTAGCGAAAATAAAAGAATAAAAACCAAAGATATAACTGGAAAAAGGTATGGAAAGCTTATCGTTCTTGGTTTTTGTGAGTACAAATATTCTAAATCTGGGCACAAGAATTGCTATTGGAATTGCTTGTGCGATTGCGGTAATGAAAAAGTGGTATCAAGCGATAGTTTAAGAAGTGGTAATGTAAGAAGTTGTGGTTGCATAAAAACTCAAAGAAACGCAGAGTATTTTACTACTCATAATAAAACACATACCAGATTGTACAGCATATACACAGATGTTAAGCAACGCTGTTTTAACCCGAATAGCAAAGCTTATTTTTATTATGGCGGTAGAGGAATAGTGATGTGTGATGAGTGGAAAAATAATTTTTGCTTATTTTACGATTGGGCTATTGAAAATGGCTATGAAGAATCATTAACCTTGGAAAGAATAGACGTAAACGGAAACTATGAACCATCTAATTGTACTTGGATTCCGGCTAGAGAGCAATCTAAGAATAGGCGTAATAGTCATTATATCACGCACAATGGAACTACTAAAACGTTATCAGATTGGAGTAGGGAGCTAAAAGTTAGTAGGCAAACTTTAAGAAAATGGGAAAATGAGAGTAACGGTGAAAATGCGATAGAAAGAGCAATACAAAGAAGAAAGTGAGGATTAATTATGGCAGAGAATACAGCAGTTGCGGAAAAGAAAGAAGCTGAAAGCAGAGAACTTGTAGCAAAAGATTTTACAGAGGGAATGGTTGTAAAAATCAAGCAGAAAGAGAAATTCGGCTTAACATTTCCTAAAGATTACAACTATACAAATGAGTTTATGTCAGCAATGCTGATATTGCAGGACACAGTAGATATGAACAAGAAGCCTGTATTACAGAGTTGCACAAGGGCAAGTATCGAAAACGCACTTGTAGAAATGGTTACAAGCGGCTTATCAATGCAGAAGAAACAGTGCTATCCAGTAGCATATGGTGGAAAGTTACAGTGCCAGAAGTCTGTATATGGAAACACTTGCATTGCTAGGAGATATGGGCTTAAAGACATAACAGCAGAGGTTATCTATGAGGGTGATACATTCGAGTATGAAATTGTTAATGGCAAGAAAAGTATTGTCACTCATAAGCAGGACTTTGAGAATATCGACAACGATAAAGTTAAGGGTGCTTACGCAATAGCCACTATGGATGACGGAAGTATTCTCACAGAGGTTATGAACATCAAACAGATAAAGCAGGCTTGGAAACAGGGATATGGCTATAAAGAGAACGGAAACGGAACACATCAGAAATTCACAGACCAGATGGCTATGAAAACAGTCAAGAACAGACTGTTAAAGCAGATTAACAATACTTATGGTTCTTTCTATGACGGAAATTACGATAATGAGGAAGAATTACCTAGTTATGATGAGCGTATGCAGGCTGATGTTGATTATGATATTGGGCAGAACGCTAACAGCGTAGATTTTGTTGATGGTGATGTTATAGATGATGTGGTTGAAGATACTGCCACAGAAACAACTGAAAAACAGACAGAAGATAGCACATTACCACCATTCATGCAGGAGTAAGCCTATGAACAATCCGTGCAGAAAATGTGAGTTTTGTTTTATTTATAAGAACCGTCACTATCCTAATAATAGTATTTGCTTATGCTGTGATAAGCGTAAGAAATATGAAGAATATAAGCAAAATAAGCGAATTTTTGTGGCAGGAGATGTGATTACCACTCTTGATGAATTATTGCAGCAGGAATGGGTTATGTGGTTTGGCAGAACAAGGCATATAGAAAGTATAAAAAGTCTTCAACTTAGATGCGTATTGCAGCTTATTAAAGCAGGATATTTGAAAAAAGCGGTTAGAAAGGAGTTTTACGGATGAGAGTAATTTCACAGACAGGAAAAACAGATGTTTCTTATGAAAACTTTGTTTTTTCAATATTAAATAGTAGTGGCGGGAATTATGGAATTGTTGCGGTTAAAAATGTCGCAGAACCGCCGGAAGTGTTTCTGAACAGTCTTATTGCAACTTATTCCACCGAAGCAAAGGCAATTAAGGCTATGGAAATGTTAAGAGAAACGTATATTGGTATGCCTATCGTAATGCAGAATGTTGATATTTCATAAGATGTGGCAAAGGAATTTGGAAGATTACAGAAATGTGGCATTATGGTGCAAACAGAAAATCAGCCGTCAAAAGTAGATTTTATCAATAATGCCGTCTTTCAGTTCCCACAGGATGATGAAATCGAGGTGTGAGTATGTCAGTTGAAGAAATCCACAAATGTGATAGATGCGGAAAGCCTTTTGAGTACAGTTTGTCTAAATGGGCTGGATATTTTAAATATGGTATCAAAAAAGAAAATCGACTGTGCTTTCATTCAATGTTTTATGGTAATCCAGATGGCTATTCATATGTAGATTATAGATATGACCTTTGTGCTGATTGTACAGAAAAATTATTATTGTTTTTGCGAAGTAGTGAGTAAAGGAGAAGAATATGCGATTGCATTGTATAGCCACAGGAAGTACAGGTAATTGCTATCTGCTAACTTCCAACAGTGGAGAAACGCTTATCCTTGATTGTGGGATACCGATTAAGGAGATTAAAAAAGGCTTAGATTGGAACATTAAAGATGTTGTGGGTGTGTTATGCACCCATAAACACCTCGACCACAGCAAGTCGGTTAAGGATTTTGAAAATATGGGTATTCCTGTATGTAAACCATACGAAACCTTGCTTATGAACCAGTTTCTAGCAAATTCTTATTTTACTGTAAGAGCGTTTGACCTAACAACGATAGATGGAAGCTGGACACATACTAATGCAGACGGAACACCTTGTCCGATATTCGGCTTTCTGATTACACACAAAGAAATGGGGAGAATGCTTTACATAACCGATTGTGAATTAATCAAGTGGAAGTTTAAAGACATAAACTACATTCTCTTAGGCGTGAATTATGATAAGGATTTAATCGACAGAGACACAGGCAAAGCCAATCACGTATTCAGAGGTCATTTATCTATTGACACAGCTTGCGATTTTGTTAAAGCGAATTATTCAGATAACTTGCAGAACGTCATAATGTGCCATTTATCAAGTGAAAATTCCGATAGAGATAGTTTCATCGAGAAAATGAAAAAAGTTGCTTGTGGGGCAAATGCGGATGTTGCGGTCGCAGGAAAAAGTTGGGATTTGAAAAATCCTAGTGAATGTCCGTTTTAGAAAGGAGCGGAAATGGAGAGATTAACAAGAAGAAGTGCTAACGGAACAGGTGTATATGCTACACCTAGTGGAGAACCTATCGAATGGGAAAACAATCGTCATAATGTGTTACAGAAATTAGCAGATTATGAGGACTTAGAAGAGCAGGGCAGACTTATTAAGTTGCCTTGTAAGGTGGGAGATACAGTATGGGATAATGACTTTGGCAGACCTTGTGCATATACAATAACAGCCTTTTCGTTTGGTGAATGCGAAGAATACATTTGTGAACCTGTTACAACAAAAAAAGCCGTATTCTATTATGCAAACTCAAGCGGAAGTATCACAGGAAGTTTTGCAGAAAGTGAAATCGGCAAGTCAGTATTTTTGAACAAATCAGAAGCAGAAGCAAAACTGAAAGAATTGAGAGGTTGAGAAGATGAAAGTAGTAATTGACATACCTAACGATTTCACAGGAGATTATATTGTTGACAAATTCAAAGATTTCTTTTCAAGGGTTATTGCGGATATTGATTGCAAAGGTATGTGCGGTAGATACGAGAAAGAAATTGCTGAAATGTTTTTAAAAGCATTTGATGATAGCGAAGAAAAGATTTCTTGCAACTGTCAGCACGACAGCAATTCAAGAGATAACGAGCCTTGTTGCAGGTGCGATAGCAAACAGACCAATGCTGATAGGATAAGGAATATGCCGGATAAAGAGTTAGCAGAGTTTCTTATAACTTTTAAGAATACATTCGGCGAAGAATACGAGGGAGAAACTAGTTGTATGGAATGGCTTCAATCAGAAGTGGAATAGGAGAGAATATGGCAAAAATATTCAGATTTAGCGGCTATTTAGTTTCCAATCGTGAAAATATTTCACTTGAGGATATATATGATGATATAAGCAATGTAGGATATGCCGAAAATTGGCAGCAGTTACATATCGAACAGTCGGAAGAATTTAATCTTGATGGCGAAGATAAGCCAAACTGCGACCTTGCGTTACTCACAAGGCACTTTAAGGCAGATAACATCAGTACAGAATTTGACAGACCTTTACCGCAGAAAGGCGAGAAATATAAGCATTTTAAGATTGGTAAGATTGTTACTATTATCGGTATTTCAAGGCATACCGAGACAGAAGAAATATCAGTTGTATATGAATATGAGGGGCATATCTGGAATAGACCTCTTGAGATGTTTATGAGCGAGGTTGATAAGGAAAAATACCCTAATGCAGAACAGAAATACAGATTTGAAAGGCTTAGTGATGTTTTGGTGCGAGAAAGAAAATAGGTGGTGCTCAGTTTGGAGTTGCGACGGAAAGGAATGCGAATTTGGCGAATTTTTAGCACTTGCAGTAGACAATGTGGAAGCAGAAGAAAGTGAGGGAAAATAATGAACAGAGTAATTTTATGTGGCAGACTGACTAGAGACCCAGAGATTAGATATTCACAGACAGTAAACGGAAGTATGGCAGTGGCAAGGTACACATTAGCTGTCGACAGAGCTTTTAAGAAAGAGGGCGAACAGGCGGCAGACTTTATTAACTGTATTGCATTCGGCAAGAATGGAGAGTTTGCGGAGAAGTATTTACACCAAGGAACTAAGATTATCGTTGAGGGTAGATGGCAGACAGGCAACTACACTAACAAGGACGGACAGAAAGTCTACACTAATGATTGTGTTGTTGAAAGACACGAATTTTGTGAAAGCCGTGCTAATCAGCAGAATAATAATAACAATGGAATTATGGGCGGTAATGCTAGTTCAGACAGCTTTATGTCAATTCCAGATGGCGTAGCTGATGAGGGATTACCATTTAATTAAAGAGGTGTGAGTATGACAGAGAGTGAAGCAATAGAAAAGCTGAAAAATATGCGATTGTTTATGCAGATTGAGAACGAGAATAACGACTGCAAGTTTACAGAAGATGATTACAAGGCTAACGAAATGGCAATACGGGCGCTTGAAAAGCAGATACCGAAGAAACCAACATATGAGGGCGATGGATATTCCCCAGACGGAACACTTATATATGATACTTGGATTTGCTCTTGCTGCGATAAGAGATATGAGGTTGATTATGATGATTATGATTACTGTCCTAATTGTGGTCAGAAGTTAGATTGGAGCGATGAAGAATGACACTTGAAGAAAGAAATGAAATGAAAGACAAAGAAAGAATTAAACAGTTTTTAGAAAGCACTATGAGAAAACTGTGTGATGATTTGTCCGACAATGATAATTTAGGCGCAATGGCAATAAAAGAGGCAGCAGATATAATGTTAAAACTTTCAAACTCTTATAAAAATATGGGGTTTGATAAAAATGCAGATAAGGATAGGATTGTTGATGCCTTAAAAACAGACTCTTCTGTGAAATTATATGGAAGTGGTAATAGCAATAATTTTTTAATTCCAGTAGATAGGGTGATTGAGATAGTAAAGGCAGGTGGCAATTATTGAATTATCAAAGCATAGCAAGAGCCAAGGCAATTGAACAGGAAAATAAAAAGCGACTATTGAAGCTGAATCCAAAACTGAATGATAAAAGTGGAATATACTTCTTACTCCGAGAAGATGAAAACGGCTTTAAGTATGCATATGTCGGACAGGCGGTACATACACTTAGCAGATTGGCAAGCCACCTTGTAGGCTACGAACAGCATATAGACCTTAGTTTGAAACGCCACAAGCTGTATGACAAAGAGAAAAACCCTTATGGCTGGCGAGTTGAATTTCTGAATTTCCCCGAAAGTCAGCTTGACGAAAAAGAGAAGTATTACATCAAGCTATATGCTAACAAGGGTTATCAGCTTAGAAATGTCAGTTTAGGCGGTCAAGGAGAAAATCGTGCAAGCGGTTCAATAGGCGAGAGAAAAGCACCTAAAGGCTATATGCAAGGCATACAGCAAGGCAAAAAGGTGTTAGCGAGGGAATTATCGGCTATTGCTGAAAAGCACCTTATAATCCGCTTAAAGCCAGAAAAAGAGCATAACAAGGTATCGCAGAAACAATATGAGAAGTTTATGGATTTATTGAAAGCGGGTGATTCAGAATGAGTAACAATGCGAATATAGTAATATCACAGGCTTTAATGATGAGAATTAAAGATTATGCAGAAAGAGCATTGGATAGAAAAGATGTAACAGTTGATATAGCTATGAGTGAAATACGCTATACGGTTGACGCTTATGACGAATATTTTCAGACAGGCAGAAAACCACAGTAACTAACTAAAAGTCAAAGAAAGGAATAGGTTGTCGCGACATAAAACCGAGGTTTCCTTTTGGTAGATTTAGAATGATAGTACATTGTTTATTTGAACAGTCAGGAACATTCAAAAACGCTTTCAAAAAGTATGGAATTGAAGCCTACGACTATGATATTCAGAATGAATTTAACGAAACCGACTATGTTACTGACCTTTTTAAAGAGATAGAGGGGGGGGTATCAAGGCGAGCCGAGTTTGTTCGATAAGATAAGCCCTGATGATTTGATATTTGCATTTTTCCCTTGCACTTATTTTGAATGCCAAAGTCAATTATGGTTTCCCGGCAATAATTATTCGCAAAGAAATTGGAGTATGGAAAAGAAATGCGAAAGTGCAATAGAAAGGCATCGTATGTTGAATGACTTTTACCAGTTACTTAATAAGCTGGTTATAAATTGCATAAGACGAAAAATAAAATTAGTTATAGAAAATCCGTATAATCAACCACATTACCTTACAACATATTGGTGCTTAAAGCCCGACTTGATAGATAAGGATAGAACGCAAAATGGAGATTACTATAAAAAGCCAACACAATACTGGTTTGTGAATTTTAAACCAAAAAATAATCTTGTATTTGAAGCTATTGATTATGTAAAAACGAAAATAATAGCAAAAAGTAAAGTAAACGACGATGGGCTATCAGTTAAAACGCAAAGGTCAATGATACACCCACAGTACGCAGATAGATTTATCAAGCAATATATTCTTGATGAAGAGATATGGAGAGGTAAATAATGAAAGACGAAACAAAGCAGGAAATACAGATTTTACTTGACCTACTAAAGGGAAGTCTTACAAGAAATGGTGTAAGTATGGCAACCGACAATAGTGGTAACTTGTTGTTCTTTGATACGTCTACATACGTTAGAAGTAAAGGCAAGGAATTTGACGGATTCAGAATTAACATTAACGATTTAGTGAAGTAACAATGTGACGGAACTTGAAGAGGTAATTATGGCAGGTAACTTTATTAAAATTGACAGAAAGATTTTAAAGTGGGAATGGTGGAGCGATATTAATACATTCAGACTTTTTATGTATATGTTGATAAGTGCCTATTGGAAAGACGGAAATTATAAAGGCAAGATAATTGAAAGAGGGTCTTTCCCCTCTTCAATATCTGAATTATCAAAAGAAACTAACTTGTCTGTAATGGAAATTCGTACCTCGCTAAAACACTTACAATTAACAGGCGAAATAACAAGCAAAGCAACAAACAAATTCACGATATTTACTGTGGTTAACTACAATTTGTATCAAACGGATAACAAGCAAGATAACAAACAAATAACAAGCAACTTAACAAACAATCAACAAACAGATAACATTCTATTAACAAACTCTATATTAAAAGAAAGTAAGAATGAAAGAACAGAAGAAATTAAAGAAGATAAGAATGCAGAAAAAGATATTACTAACGTAATATCCAAAAAGAAAAGTTATTATCCAGATGATGAATTACTTGATGAAGCATTTAACGAGTATGTGACAATGCGTAAGAGGATTAAAAAACCTTTCTGTACCGACAAGGCGTTGCATAGGGCTATGAATACTCTTGAAAAGTTGTCTGGTGGAGATAATGACTTAGCGGTTAAAATTCTTAATCAGTCAGTAGACCATTGTTGGCAAGGACTGTTTGAGCTGAAAGAAGATAATTCTAATAAACAGCAAGGCAAGAAAAATGTATTTGATGAATGGATGGAGGCAATGAAATGACAAGGGAACAGGTCGGAAAACTTCTAATGACGATACAAGCTTATTATCCTAACTACAATCCGCCAGATAAAGAGATTACTCTTAATGCTTGGTATATAATGCTTGCTGAATATCCAGAAGAATTAGTTTTACAGGCATTAAGAGCTTGTAT